CTTTGGCAACCTCAGGCGAGGGATTTTCCATTTCCCCTTTCTGAGCCGCTCTAACCATCCCGAAGAATCTTTGTTGTGCTTTGGATTTTGCTTTTTCATAGATGTCATAATATGTCGGTGGCATCTTTTGCATTTCTCCCATCGCCATTTTGTTTGCTGTTTTATGCATGACTTCTTTGTCACGCGAACCATACAAGCGGTTCCAGCGACGTTTACCTTTCATCATACCCCTAATGTACTTCTTAGCGGTTTGATTGATTGCAGGTGGAATATCAGACTGAAACCCTTGTGCCATATCAACCTACGATTTCGATTTCTTCGACTGTGATTGCACCAGTGCCAGCAGTGATTTTTACTGCTCGCTTGACAACTGCTTGAGGTCCGCTGTAAGCATATGTGTAATCAGCAGAAGCAGCTGAAGAGTCCACATCAGTTGTAATCGTGCTGCCAGTAGCCGCTGTGATTTTCTTACCAGCGGTGCCAGCAGATAGAAATTCACTGCCAATAGCAGGAGAGGTTGAGGCGTCTTCAACAGAAATGAAGTCTCCTACAGAGAATGGATGGGTATCACCAACTTCACCAAGGTTCTGACCCAAGGTGTAAACTGCAGTTGCAGAATCGGTTGCTTTTACAATATTTGCATGACCGACCTTTGCACCAGACTTGATAAGAAGTTCCTGGTCATGAATAACTACTGCAGCAGGACCATCATTGAAAGAAACGCTTGAGTCTGCAGCAAGAGCAAGGACTCGGAAGTATCCAGTCTGCACAGTTTGGTATTCGGTAGCACCACCAGCAATATCGTTGGTGCTTAAAACTCTAATGACTGCCATGTTGTATCGGGTTAGTTTGAATCAGTATTATTTATCTCCTTTTGTTTCTTTAACATCTTTTGGAGGTCCGCAGTACTGCCAATAAACATCGTGTTATTAACAGTAGACGGTCCCGACTTCTTATCCTCGGCATCTAACTCCTTCATCTTCTTTTGTAAATCAATGAGTTTGTCAGCAGTGTCTGCTACATTCTTAATAAGTTGACCTGCAACTTCATAAGCACGAGGATGATCTGACGCTCGTGCCACATCAAGTATGCCATCGACTGCCTCCTGACCTTTCATTACTAAGTTGTGAAGTTGAGCACGAGTTGTCTCATAATCCTGCTTCACATCAGGAGTATCTGTTTTCTTAAGTTCTGGTTTCACTTTTTCAACATGCTTCTGGAGTTCAGAAGGTTCTGTTCCAAAAGCATCATTTAGTCCATCAAAAGGATTTGCCATTAGGTTATTGCCTCGTCAGCGCCACTAGTAGGATTACGTTTCTTGAAGTCCGTGAAGTCTTCATCAACAATACCAAATCCGAAATCATCATCAGCATCTGCTGTAATAGGATCTGGTTGAACAGTATAACGAACTTCTCTTGGTGCAGAAGTTGTATTCGTATCTGTATACATGTCGGTGATAACCTTTTTGATGACTTTTGCATCGGTAACAGGACCGTACAGATATGTCTTCACAGTAAATTGAAGTGTATAAATGATTGCTCTACGAGTTTGAAAGTTATTCTCGTAGTCATCTTCATAGTCAACACTATTCAAGACAACAGGAACATCCTTTGTTTCATCAACATCTGGAACTAACTTAACTGCTAGATTAAAATGAGGTTGGAAAAAGGGAAGAATTTGCTCAAGAATTTGAAGACCATCTTCTTGATTTTTTGAAATAATTGCTAATTCAAATGATAGATTATATGGAACTGGCATGAAAACATTTTTGTTCTCATCAGTATCCTTTGCAAACTTTATCTTCTGTGTAGGCGATACTTTCCTACTAGAATCATATTGAATGCCATTGATCTCAAATGAAATTCTAGGCAGAGTGATTTGAACTCTCTTGTTTGTAGGATCTGGATTTTGGTCCAGACGTGCTAGAAACTTTTGCTTTGGTCCATATGCCAAAGGTACTTTCATTACCTCAGTTGAACGACGAAGTTCGATGTTGTTGAATAGCGTACCAAACGCAACAACAGTTCTTCTAAAAATCTCGTGATATGAATATGTACCTAACATCAGATTGTAGTGTCAGTAGTGGACCCAATAGAACCGAAGGGATTGCCTTCAGAGAAATCGATAATATCGTCATCGGCAGTCTCAAAACTATAGTTCTGGTCAATGCTGTCAGCGGTATTTGTATTATTTAGAGTGTTGTAAGACTCGGGACTCCAGAGAGCACCAGATGTGAGACCCTTTACGGTCTCTGCAGTATTAAAGGTTCCTGTTCTGTTGATGACTTGGAGTTCTCTTGTACTAGAGTTCCAGGACTTGACTTCTGCTCTAGAGTCTTTGGGTGAGTAGTCAATCGCGACAGTAGGTGCAGAAGTGTAACCACTGCCACCGCTTGTGATAGTAATGCCAGTAACAATACCAGCAGCAGAAACTGTAGCAGTCGCTGTAGCACCACTTCCTCCACCTCCTGTAATTGTGACTGTAGGTGGTAGTGCAGACTTGTAATGCTCACCACCATCTGAAACTGTAATTGCGTTTACTGCCCCCGAATCAATCGTTGCAGTTGCCGCTGCACGGAACTGATCGCCAACAATCTCCTCACCGACTGTAAAGTCGCCAGAGCCGCCAGCATCCATAACCAACTTGATAGAAGCGGCGAAGGCAGTTTCGATAGCATCGATTTCTGCAACACCAGTGTCGAGGTCTTCGTCGCTGTACTCGAAGAGTTCACATTGACACTCCCAGACATATCCTTTACCTAGTTGATAGAATGGTCTTTCTGCTTCAACAAATTGAATTTCAAAAAGATGCTTCGTTGATGGGAACCAAATGAGGTCTCCTTCATTAGGGCGACCTTCAACATTCAACGTAGCATTATCATCTACTGCTGAAGTAAACTTCTCTCTAGAGAAAACAAAAGTTGTCTTATCTTCAATACGAACACCAAACTTACTCAATAGTTCTCCCTGCCCTTCCCATCCTTCTACGTTATTAACGTATGCACGAACAGCAAGTGCTTGAGTAAACGTGCTACTCTCTACCTCTTGAAAGATAGTGTCTTTATTCACATAAGTTCTAGGTAGATAGTAGATATCTTGACCATAGATTTCAATACTTTCTACAATCAGATTTTCTATGAAAGTTTGCTCTTGAGCGGAACCATTTGCCTTTAAAAGATTGGTGTGATCTCTAAAGACATAATCGTTTGGTGGATCGTTAGAAAATGCCATATCAGCCTACAAGGTCCATGGGAGGGATTTCATACTTGGAACGAATTTCTTCTTCCAAATCTTTTTTAAACTGGCTAGCGTCTTCAAGGATTTGACGCCCGTTGAGTGTAACACCACCCAACATTTGAATGCCATCATACTTACTTAGATTACGACCCCACTGCTGTTGGAACAATGCTTCAACATAGTCCTTCATCCAGTTGTCATTATACATGTCTGTATAAGTCTCAGGGTCCTGACGCATCAAAACTTCTACCATAATATAATCACCAACTTGCAACTCTTCCCAGTCAAAATCAAGATAAAGTCTACCCTGATGTTCGTTGAAGCGAACTCTGCGATTCATGGAAGAATTTGTCACCCAATCAAGAGTCTCAAGATATTGAGATGTCATGAAGTAATGCAGAATGTGTCCATGCGTCATCGCATAGATGTCATTCAGGAAAATTTGATACTTAATATTAAAAATATTACCAGGTGTCACACTAGAAGCACCAATCATGCTATAGACATGATTCACCGACATAACTCCAGGAGGAAGTGAGACATACTCATTTCCCTCATACCAGTTTGTTGAACCCATCTGGGTTGTAGACTTGGCAGCAGTTTTGATTGCTTCGGTTACTTCAATTTTAATGAATGCCTTATAACTTCCGTTATAGTGATATTCTTGATAGTAATCGATCGCTTCTTCGATTAGGTCATCCAGTTGCGCTGAGGCAACGTTGATATCAATCGTTGGATAACCTAAACGACGAAGAGCGTAGTCTCTTAGTTCGGTTTTAGTAGCGGGTCTAGTAGCGGACATTAGTTATTAGCTCCAGGTAGAAATTGCTGCTCTCTTCCAGGTGTCAGTGGCAACACAGATGTAGATGTAATCAGCATCATAACGAACATCACCTGCAGTACCAGTTGCAGTTGCACTGGCGGGTGCAGCACCCTCTAATGTAACTTCACCAGAAACATTACCATCAACATTACCAGTTACATCACCAGTAACGTTACCAGTGACATTGCCAGTCAAGTCACCAGTAACATCAGCAACAACACCACCAGAAACAGTAAGTCTGTTTTGGAATGGGTTAAAGGTAATACTAGATTCTGTACGTGCATGTTGATACGTTACACTAGCAGTAGAGTTGCGTACAAATAGAACTGGATGCTCTTGGTTGAAGTCTGCCTGAACAGTTTGTGTGGCAATATTGGTTGCTTGAGAAGATGTACCAGTAACATTACCAGTCACATCACCATCTACATTACCAACCAAATCAGCAGTGATTTCATTGGCAGCAAAGTCACCATTGTTATCACGAAGAACCAGTTGATTTGCTGCGTTAGTGTCACTTGAGAGGACGTTGATGACGATATCACCCGAAACACCACTACCATTAGTAACAGTGACTCCAGACCCCGTTGTGGCGCTTATAGAGCGTTGTGCGTAGGTTCCTGCACCAGTTCTGGTAACAAGACCAGTGCCCGACATTGCTTTCAGACCATTGATGTCATCATCTGTAAAACTTACGGTAAAACTATTGTTGCTGATCAAACCAGCACCAGGACTATCTTGAACGGTAAACGAACCACTAACATCACCATTCAAAGTATAATTTACCTGACCTGAGAATCCATCAGCAGTTGTTGCATTACCAGTCAAATCGGCAGTGATAGTTCCAGCAGCAAAGTCGCCATTAGAATCACGATTAACAACTGTAGATGCAGTATTTGCACTTGCAGTTGTCATGCCATCCAGAAGGTCAACGTTCAGATTACTGACCTTAGTTGTAGATGTAATGATAAAAGGAGTTTGACCATCAGCAACATTGGAGATAAATCGACCATCGACAGTCAGGGTGCCATCAATATTGGCATTGTTATCAACGTCAAGTGCAGTACCAGAACCAGTAAGATTAAGAGAACCAGCACGAAGAGCGCCATCTGTACCAGAAAGGTTCTCAGAAGTATTGGTTGCAGCAGTTAAGAAAGTGAACTGGTTGGAAGAATTATCCCAACCAAAGAAACCAAGTCTTGCTTCTGTATCATAATATCTGAACTCAACACCACGATCCTTGGAATCGCTTTGAGTTGGAGCAGTATCACCACCCAAAGTAATAATGGGGTCATCGAGAGTTGTGACCGTGCTATTAACAGTAGTTGTTGTTCCATTGACTACAAGGTTTCCACCGACTGTAAGGTCGTTCTCTAAAGTTGCGTCACCAGTGCTGGTAACAACAAATGCGTTTAGAGTGTTTACCTGATCATATACAACAAAATCACCACCAACATAGAAATTCTTTCTGACAATGCCACCACCATCGACTTGGAATGCAACATTATTATCACCAATAGAGTCTGCTTGTTGAGTATTTGTGATATCAATTTTTGCATTATAAGTGGTAGTACCATTGACGACCTGATTACCAACAATGTTGAAGTCACCATAGACCATCAGGTCTTCACCAACTGCCAGGTTCTTAGAAACACCAAGACCACCAGACATTTGTACAGCACCATCAAGAGTGATGCTGCTTCCAGTAATAGATTGTTGATCGTTTCTAGTGAACGAAACAACATTAGTACAACCTAATGTATTATTAAGTTGAGTTGCTTGTGCAACTGTGAGAGTGCCATTGACAGTAGTATTGCCATTATCAGTATCAACACTAAATTTGTTTGCACCAGAACCGTTGCGAACAGAGAAGACTTCGTTAGCAGCATCAACAATCAGAGAATCATTGATAGTTGTCTGACCTTGAACAACCAGTGTGCCGTCAGTTGCAACGTTACCAGAGGAAGAAGCAACAGTAAACTTGTCTGTGCTACCACTTCTAACTGCAAAGTTAGCATCAACATCAACCGTGCCGTTAAACTCGGAGTTGCCTTGGACCAGAAGTGTTTGATCGAATGTAACAGCGTTGCTAACATCCAGAGTATTTGTAATCTCAGTTGCACCGTTGACATCCAAAGTGCCTTCGATGTTGGTATTGCCAGTTACATTGTCAACAAAGAATTTGTCAGTTGTGCCGTTTCTGACAGCGAAGTCTGCATCAACATCTAAAGTGCCGTTGAAGTTTACGTTATCTTCAACCAGCAAGGTGCCTTCAATAGTAGTGTCACCAGATGCACCAATGACAGAGAATTTAACGCTATCACCAGAGTTTCTCTTACCAACAAACAGACCTTCACCAGATCCAGTAGCACCAACGTGTAGGGTCTTTTCAACACCAGCACCACCATGTGCTCTCAGAGTTGTAGTGTTGTGAGATGCATAGGAAGGAGTTGCACCATAGGAATCACCGAAACGACCTCTGTATCTAACTCTCAACCAGTTAAGTCTAGATTCTGCCTCTGTTGCACTATCCTTAACTTCGATAGCACCGTTGACGTGTAGTGTGCCATCAATCAGAGCATCACCAGCGGCATATAGACCGCCGTCAAGACGGAGAGCACCGTAGTCATTAGATTGAATTTCCCATACACCAGTGCCAGAATTCTTAGCAACTGTGATGTCATTGGTGCTCTCCATGTGGAGGTCACCAGCAAGAGTCATATTGGCGTTAGCGTCAATATCGTTAGAGAATGTCGCAATGTTTGTAACACCAAGAGTGCCTGCTATAAGGGTGTTACCAGTCGCAGAAGCAACATTAAACTTATTAGTATTAATATTGAGATCATTTGTAATATCTACAATGCCGTAGAAAGATGCATTACCAGTTGTGGATTGCAACTCAATACGAGTTGTGCCACTACCATTATTTAACTGTAGAGTCTTAGAAGCACCTTGGATGACCACGTTGTCATCGAAACGAGAAGTGCTGTGGACACGCAGAGTGCTGTCAATGTCAACCAAACCACCGATATTGACATCCTGACCGATACCAGCACCACCAGCAATAACCAAATCGCCAGTTGTATTAGAAGTGGAGTTGGTGTTAGTAGTGAGTTTTACATTACCAGCAATAATACCAGAATCAGTGCCACTAAAAGTTTCACTGCTATTTGTAGCAGCATGAAGGAAACGGTAACCACCGCCATGACCACCGAGATCAGTGTAGTTAGTATCCCAACCATAGAAACCAAGACGTGCTTCAGTATCGTAATATCTAAACTCAACACCGCGATCGAGGTTGTCATCGGAAGAAGGTGCAGTATCGCCACCAAGAGTAATTACAACATCATCTACAGTCATTGTAGTTGAGTTGACAGTTGTTGTTACTCCATCTACCTGAAGGTCACCCCAGACACGGACGGTGCCAGCAACAGCACGATCATCGCCAGGATCAAGGTGGAGAGTAGCGTCAGTTGTAGCAATATAATTGTCTTGGAATCTAGCATTTTCAATATGTACTTTACCAGATGCAGCAGAGGCATCGATGTCAACAACATCTTCTGCAGTGATTGTAACTGTGCTTGTGCCAGATCCAGCATTTGTAGAGAGGATGCTGAGGTTTCTAGCAGATGCAGAGTCTTGAGTTAACTGGAAGGTAAGGTTACCATCCCCAGTTTTATCCAGTGTCTGAGCAACTGCTCCGTCAAGAGTAATATCAGGATCAGAAAAATAGGAACGGACATTGACATCAATCTCACCAGCGCCACTGTCCCCTGTATTATTAGCGCCAAACAGTAAGTTGCCACTAGTGTCATTGATTTTGATATAGTTGAGATAATCAAAACCAGTATGCGCTGTAGATGTTGTAAGTTCATTATCTAATTCAAACTCATCGAGGGTATTACCATCGGTGAAAATAATTCTATTGTTTTGAAGTTGTGTATTATCTACTCCAGCGGCGGCGATGGTGACGTGCCCGTTGCTGTCAACGTCGAAATCTTCCTGTGCAAACGAAGCCAATCCCTTCTGTTCGGTTGCTTCAGCCGCGAGGTAGCGCCAACCTCCAGTATCGCCGCTGGAATGAGTAGGAGCACCAGCACCAGCACTAATTGATGTAAGTGCTTGGTAAACCTTCGATGCGTTTTGGATGATGTCATATCTGACATAAGCAGTCCCTGCATCATAGTTAGCATACTTGCTACCTTCAGTAGCAGTAGCAATAGGTACATTTGTAGCACTCTGTAAACGACCGTACTTATCTACGGTAAATTTAACTGCATTTACTGTCTCAGTACCAACAGGTTCGCCATTTGCACCAGTTGCAGATACCGATGTAAGACTTTCTGTATTGTAGAAACCTTGAGAATATGTTGAAGTATCGGGAACAACTGTGGTCAAACCCAAATCAATCTCTGGGTTACCGTTGATTCCATCACCGTTATTAACAACAATACGTTGAGTAGATGCAGTTACAATATCCCTAACTGTGATCGTACCAATAGCAGTTCTACTGATAAGACCGAATCCAGCAGCACCATCAGCAAGATTAGTAATTGCTGCCAGGTCTAAGTCATATGGTTGAGCACCACTACCAACAACACTAGTATCCAGACCATAGTCTTGAATAGTAGTTGGATTTGAAGCGTTGATAATTCTACCTTTAGAGTCAACTACGACCTTAGTATAGGTTCCAGTTGCTGCTGTATTTTCACTAGAATAGTGAGGAAGCGTAGTGATACGTGCAAGTTCTGCGTTGATAGGAAGGTTTGCACCACCGTCAAAAGTATTAGAACCAGTTAAGTCGCCAGTAAGGGAAACTTGTCTGGTAGAAGACAGACGATCTGCCGTTGAAGCGTTACCAATAAGTGTTGCCGTTACTGTACCAGCAGAAAAATTACCGTCAGCATCACGCTGAACAAGAGTATTTGCCGTAGCAGAAACCGACTCAATAGGTCTTTCATACCTGAGAGAGTTCCATGCAGTAACACCATCACCGATTTTGATACGACCAGTATCAAGTTCGATTCCTAACTCGCCTTGCGCCAGCGTAGGATTTGAATTACTCCACTGCGTAGCAGAGCCACGTCTTAACTGAATTCTATTTGCCATTCCCGAAAAGTGGTGTGAGATTACGCTTCCAAGTTATTTATATGCAATAAAAAAGGGGACTTACGTCCCCTCGTAATTATTCTGCAGCGTCAGTGTCGTCATCTGGTGGATGAGACATTGTTTCTTCCTGAGCACTGTAATACTCTAGAGTTTCAATAGCACCTTGAAGTTTAAGTGCTTGCACTTCATTCTCTTTAATTTGTGCTGCCATTTTCTGATTTTCTTCAATCAGTTTTGCATAGCGTTCTTTAAACTGCCCAAGCATTTCTTCTTGGGAGACTTTTTCAATCGTCATAATGTTTTTCTCGATTTTGGACTAACGTTAGTAAAAGTGATTTAATTTCACTCATCTCAGATTTTAACTGAGAAACCTCATTTTGTAAAGCTACTTTGTCTTCAGATTCTTTTTGTTTAGCACGATATGCTGCCATGTATTTGGTATACTCAGCAGTGTCTGAATTATCGAAACTCCCACTTTGAGAGTCTCGATACCAGTTGTCATGTCCTTTAACAGGTTGTTTCATTATACAGCAAGAGCAATAGCACGAAGATCTTTAATGATTGGAGTAAATGCTTGGTTCGAGGAAACCATAAGAATTTTAATCTGATATTCAGTAAAATCCAATCCTGTTATCTCATATTCATATTCTCTGTAGTTTTCTTCCTCTTCTGTTGCAGGAATTGTTGCATCATTTGTTGGGAAGAATTGGAATCCAAGAGATTCAAGCGATTCGGTAGAACCTTTAGGTAACACTCTATATAGTGGTTTAATGAAAGTGTTGGGTGGACGATATCCAGTGAATAACAACTTAATAGAAGATGATGGATTTGTCAATTGTGCAATCTTACTAATGTAGACTGCATTATGGTCATCACCAGATGCCAACAATGCCGAATTGGGATTGGAAGGATTGTTAATCCTACTGCTAACCAGAGTTGCAGACATTCTATCGGTATCAAAAACAGGAGAGAGATTAGGATTCTCACTGGTCAATGCTAAATCAAGTCTAAATGACTTGGCACCATTGAGTTCTGCATCTTCATTAACTTTTGAACAAATAATCTGAGGTGTTCCAAAATAGTTATCCTCTTCAAGAAGAATATCAGTAAATAATCCATCATTGACAAAAGAGTTCTGAAGAGCAGATTCCCCATCATTGATAGAAGTACCACTAACAGTATTAACTCTTGCGTTAACCGTTGTTTTAGGTAGCAACATTGTTTGCAACTGAGGTGCAATAATCTCATATTGAATATTTTGTGAAGCAATCACATTGTTTCCACCCGCATTGATACCTAAAGTAGAAATAGATGAGGTGGTAATATCATAGGTATCTAATGTTGGCGAAGAAATACCAACATGCACCTTATTAATTTCTGTAAGGGGAATGCCGTCAAGGTTATAACATTCAACAACGGTCTCATCTGCATGAGCAACTGCTGTAGTAGATCCAACTCCTCTTTCATAGACGGTAATAGTTTTACCATCTCCACTAATTGCAGAGTAGGACATAATCTCGTCACCAATTTTAATAAATCCAACGTTAGATGTGCCAACTGTTCCGCCATTGATTCTTGTATGGAATGCCAAGGCATCGTTTACAGAAATGCTGGTATCAGATGCAGAAATCGCAGATGTCAGATATGTTGGACCAATTTCAGATTCCACACCAGTAATATCAACATTATTATCAACATCATGCATACCATGATTTTTATGGCGAACACGAATCTTTCTTTGACCAGTAGTATATGTTGGTGTAGTGCTTACGAATGCATCTGCAACTGCAAGAGGAGAACCAGTTGTAGCATCACCAGAGTAAGTAATGGTAGAAACAGTTGCTGTTACAGAACTATTTCCTCCAGTAATTGTTTCAGTACTGACAGTAAAGACACTAGAAACATACCTAAGTGTCAGAGTATTGGTGCCACTATCCCAAGTAACAACTTCTGCCGTAGGAGCAGTTGCTGAGTTACCAGTAATAGTTTCACCAACTTCAAAGTCACCCGATGCACCAGTAACAACCATTGTTGCTAATGTCTTGGAGGAAACAATTCTATTGATAATAACACCACCAGTATCAGAACCTTGTTGCCAACTACCAGAAATATCATTAATGGTAATGATATTACCACCACTACTTTCTTGGAAATCGATGATAGTGCCTTCTGCTAAAGTCGTCTTTTGATAAACTCTAGCGCCAATAGTGTAATTAATTACTGTAGAATTAGTAACTAGTTGAAGTTCAGGTTGGAATGTCTGAATAGGATCTACACTAAGGTTTAACTTACCACCATTACCAATATTCAACTCAGCATTATTAAGGACGATAGTCGATTGTGCGGTAGTATCAAATGTTGCCTTGTAAATAGAGAACTTAAGGTCTTCATATTGGTCAGCAGTCCAAGTAGTTGCGTTCTGCGACTTGAACAAGACACCAGCATAGGGTTGTTCGGAGATCGTTCTGTCACCAGAAATATCCAGTTCGCCCATACGAGAAATCCAAACTTGATATTCGTTAGAGTCTGAGAAAAGAACAAAACAATGTTCAATAGACTGAGGAATATAAACAGGTGCTCTGAATACAAACTTAGTTGCAATTGCACCAGTTTCCGATGTCTGAATATTATTAGGAGTAATAGTAACATCAGAGAAAGGAAGAATGGTTGTTGATGGATAACCATTTTCCATTGCACGAATCTGCATGGAGATGGGAATGTTATCATCCTTAGAGTTGAAATATACATCAACTGATGTTAAAAACACACCACCTTGTTCTTCAATAAGGAAGGACTGTGCCAGAGGGTCCCACCAACCAACCTGACGACGAGATGTACGAGTTGTACGAACTGTTCTATTTTGAGTGACCGTATCTCGAACAATGTCTGCATTACGAACAGCAAGGACATTTTCTCTAAGTGTGTTCAATGTACCAGCTGCTTCATATTCAACTTCAGCAGAAGATGCAACTGCACCAGCAAGTCTACTATCAGTCTCACTAGTTGTAAAACGAAGTGTTCTAGTACCTGTTGCCCAACGGGGATTAGAATCTACACTAGGATCGGGAATAAAGAGAGAACCTCTAAATTGACCCAATCTATCAGAAAGAACTCTTCTGTTTGCAACTACCGCAGTAGCACCAGAAGCACCTTGAAGAACCTCTCCGACTTGAATATTGCCATAGTATTCACCCTGTGCTTGCTCTGCTAGAGCAAGAGTATCTACATTGATAAAGTTAGTGGTAGATGAATATGATGTAGGCATATCACTATCATCATATGGACTGAATTCATAGTGATCATTAGGAGCAGCAACTCGGAACTGAACTCCAGAAGTCAATCCAGTGACAGTTTCTCCAATAACAAATGGTGTTGCATTAGTTCTAGCATCTACAGAAGAGTCTTTTACAACTTCGACAAGTTTAGGAATGATATAATCGTCGATATCCTTTCCATCAAAGAATGCAAAGAACGAAGTTCTTGGTTTCATTCTAGCAATGTTAACATCAATATTTCTAGAACGAACCCAAGGAATACTAGTAGATGCAATGATGCTATCACCCTGAGAGACGTTATCAATTCTAGGAACAACTTGAGTTCTAATACCCTCTCTGGTTTGTCTTCTTGTTACCGTAGTGCGCGTAATTCTATCAACTGCGCGACCTCTACCCCAACTAGAGTGACGACGTGCGCGAATAGTTCTACGACGGCGACGAACTCCTCTCCAGGTAGTTCTCCAAGCACCCCACTGAATAGGAGCAAATCCATCATTACCTGCTCCCTGCTCACGCAAAGTAGACTCAAAATTACCCTCTACGTTAGTAACCAATGCAGGAACTCGATTAGTATCGATCCAATCATCAGATGCAGGAGTCAAGTCAATACGACCAATATATGTAAAGACGTTGAAGGGATTGACATTTTCTACACGAGATGCATAGGGTTGGTCAATAATTAATGTCTCTGTATATGGTAATGTGATGATGGGACCTGTTTTCTGAGTTCCAGCACTAAGGGTGTCATTTACAACTAAAGAAATATTTGTTGTGTAGTGAGAGGGATGGCATGTACCTTCAACATAATCAAGAGAAGCACCAAAGTCTTCTAGATTCATAGCAGACATAGACTGATTTGTGAAATCGTCCACGAAGAATCCATTCTTCAAACGGTTATTGCCAGTTGCATCAGTAACATTGAGATTAATAGTATCACTCTCTAACATATTAAGAGAAGTGTAGTATTCGACTTGATTCAATCGTTTCTCAATTTTACCAATGTCACGCATTGTATAACGTCTATTATCAGACTTTTCAATTGCAACATCTTTGTCGGGATCAAATCCATAAGGTTGATGGCGAAGAACTGCAAGAAGCATTGCATTCTGCAAATCATCTGGTTCCTCAGGCAACTCAGCAGATTTACCTTTAATTACTTGGAAGTCCCCGTCTTCATCAAGATAGAGTTTATCAACTCTAGCAAGATACCAATCGTAATCGCAACGGAAATCACTTTCTAATTTAGGAATATCAAATACGGTTGCAGTTGGTGTGCCACTAACATTGAATACTCTTGATTTAAAGTCGAATGTGGAACAATTAACAAATGCAGGAGATGCAACTGTACCAGCGCCAGTATAAAGATTCTTAATTCCAGGACGGAAGTCTAAGTAATCTGCAAGATACTTTTCTTGATAACTCGGGATATTTTCATAAGTAGTGTCTAGATAGGATTGACCACCAAAATAATCGCCCGTAGCAGAATGACCGTAATAGTCAACAACCAATTTTAATTTTCTAATAGGTGTGGGAGTTCCCTTCTTACGAATAACTCTGGAGCAATCGTACATAAATCCAGTTTGACCTGGTTGTAAGAAGTATCTATCAGTTACTACTTTAGAACCAACAACTACAGATCCATCAGCATCATTGATAATACCTGTTAGAGCATCACCATTACTATCAAATCCAGTAATAGTTTCACCCAATACAAACTGACCACTAATATAAACAACAGAAAGTTTGAGGGAACCTGAAGCAAATTCAACGACCTTCGCTCTTGCTTTAGAAGTCTTACCAGTAACGACAGAACCAACTTCAAAGAATTTTGGTTCTACTAATGTTACTGAAGGAATAACAGGATCGTTGTCATCTAGAGATTCATACACTGCATGTAATGTATATGCATCTTTCAAACCGAGAGAAATTTCCTGGTCTTCGATTCTAGTACCGTAAATATTCAGATATGATAGATTGTAATTCTGCTTATCTAAATCTTTGATGGTCTTATTGACCTTCATGACAAACATCTGTTGTGCAGATTTGGTCTTTCTCTGAGTAACATTCTTAGAGATAGTACCAGTTACTTTAACTGCAGTAATATTAGAAAGATTGTTAATCTGAATGGTCGTTCTATCAGACGAAGTAAATGTTGCATATCCTAATGCACCAGTATTAGTAGTATCAATAGGAATCTGAGATCCTACAGGATAGGTTGAATTTGTACCAGATAAAACAGTGAATGTGAAATTCTCATCGGAAATTGCAGAGAACTGCTCATTTTCAGGCAGAGTGATAGATACCGAGTTTGCAGAAACAGTCTGACCATCAAAAGTTCTTCTGACTGTCATTGACTCGTCAGAAATGGACTTAATATATGGTTTGGGCATTCTGGTCAGCAAGTCGGAGTTTTCATCACTACCGAAAAGTGCTGCCCTATAACGAATCAGACTAGTATAATCGCCAGCAGTAGGATAATTCGAGGAAGGTGGAGTTACATTTACTCGCTGTGCGGCATAATCAAAGATGTATTCTGGACCAGTTCCAGTGAGATCTGTTGTTGAAACAAAATCAACATCTACATACTCGGTCTTGGTGAAGTAGATTCTATCACCAGCACGAAGGTCTGCAGCAAAATTAGAGTTGAGACCTTGAATATTTGCATTGCCGATGGCATCAATTCTTACAGTGTGTCCGTTACCATGAAGTGCAGATACAGGGAAAGTACATCCATTTCCGTGAAGAGTAGCAACATCAAATGTCAGAGGAGCAGCGCCGCCACCACCAAGGTCAACGTCAGATACAGTGAACGTATCATCAACAGCATATCCAATACCATCATTGGTAATACTAACAGTTGCAGCACCATTAGAATCAACAGTAATGCTGAATTCTGCACCACTACCGCCAGAAGAAGTGGTACTGTACTCTGAGGATGTAATAGTATATGTACCAGCAGTTCTGGAACTATCTGCAGCACTAATGGTATCAATAGTAGCAATACCAGTATCAGCACCAAAGTTAAGGACTGTAATTACTTCATTCTCAGCATAGTTCAAACCATCATCAACAACAGATACTGTTTGAACAGCACCATTAGCATCAACAGTAACATCAACAGTCAATCCAGTACCAGAACCGCTTGACGTTGTAGTGTGTGCTAACCCGACGAGTGTATCGGAGTTCACATATCCTGTACCAGCAGTTGTAATAGCACCTAATGTTTTAACACCAGTAGCATTAGCATTAGTGACAGTAACTGTATCACCAACCAAGTAACCAGATCCTGCAGCATTGACTGTAGTTCCAGTAACATTACCATCACTATCTACAGTAAGGTCAACAGTCAATCCAGTTCCAGTTGCTGAACCAGTGGTAGTGAGACCTGTTGCAGCAGCGTATCCTGTACCAGCAACAGTAGCACTTACGCCAGTAACATTACCGTCAAGATTTGCATATGTGAATGAAACACCTTGAAGAATAAGTTCATCTTGCAGAACAATGTCACAAGTAAATTCAATAGCATTAGAAGCTTCGTCTCTTGTAAGAATTTGTCTTACATCAGAATAGTTATAATCATATACTTTTTCAATGATATCAAGATTGATACCATCAACTGTAACCATCTCACCTGCTTCAAAGAATCCAGTAACTTGATAAAGTTGAATATGATCTTCGTCAGCCTCAGCACTAACAACTAGACCAGATGCTCCAGAGGACTTACCTTTTACAATAGAACCCTGTGCAATAGTTACATTGCTTGCCAATTCAATAACTGTAATCAGTTGAACGTCAAAAATATTCAACTTATACTGGTCGTCAGTATTACCAAAAGAATTATCTGCATCCTGGTAAAATTCCATCGATGCAGCTCTAGCATATCCAATGATATCTCCAGCAGCAGTGCCAGGAGTTACCGTAGACCTATCTCGCAATTCTAAAGTTTGATATGCTTGACTGATTGATGTTCCAGAGAAGTTGGGGAATCCATAGACATTATCAACAATGCTGAAATTGCCTAATTCAAATGGCACAATAGCGTTTTGTGCTGCTTTAGTATCTCTTGGTTTCTCTAGGTCAACATATGTTGGGGAAAGAGTCTTAACGCGATAACCTCTAACATATGCAGCACCAGGACCAAGTTCAACAGAATACAGGGATTCTTGTGCAGCAACACCACCACTAGTGATATCATTCAGTTGATATACACCATTATTGAAACCATTATCAAGGTTCTCCCTCATGGTGATTTGGAAGTCCTGAACAACATAATCACCAGACTCTTCATATGTTCTGGTTGCTAAAGATCTTTCAAGTTCACTATATGCACTTCTATCGACAAGATTTTCTACTCTATTGCCGTTAATACGCAGCAGTTCGATAAAGTCCTTATCAGCGTCATCTGTAAGGAGTTTTTTGATTAATCTTGTGCCAATTTTGAATCTGTGAGAGCCAGGAGCAGCATAATTAGATGTGCCTGCAGCGTTATCATTGAGTGATACGTCATCTTCAGGAGTAACAATAGATTCAAGAATATCGAGACCAACCCTATATTGGGGATTACTACCGTACTGGTCAAGAAGAATATACTGATAGGGAACGTCTACGAAGAAACCTCTAATAAAGTAAACACCCTGCTGAACATATGCAACAGAACCTGTTTGAATTGAGTTGGTGGGTAGCAGTTGTGCAAAAGGAGAACCAACTTCAATCAAAGAACTACCAAAAGTAATTTCTTTGTCTGTAATTAACTGCTCATTATTTGTAAAAGTAGTCTGTGCATTTGCATCGCCACCAGACTCAATATACTTAACATATAATGTGATATAACCTTTCTCAGAATCACTCTCTGAGATACTATACAATACCTTTGCCTTAATGCCTGAGGTAAGACCCTCAATAATCTTACCTGTTATCTGACTTCTATACTGCTCAACACTAGCACCCAAGAAGGACTCTTGAAGCATAATTGCATCGACATTCAGGTCATAACCTACCTGACCTGGGATGACCATTGCACCATCTTTAAACAGGTGAGCACCTACGCTCTCTACCTGATTTTGTAAGATGCTCTGCATCGTAGTGAGTTCTCTCGCCTGAATGGGGAATCCAGGACGGAACAGCACTCGATAAAAATTCTTATCCTTATCGAAGTCGTCGTAATAAGGGGAGACGTTAAGGTTGGTATTTTGTGCCATTAGAACTCGATTACGATTTTGATGTCTTCTACTTGGTCGTTTGCACGACTAATTGCTCTTCTATTATCTATATAAACAACGTTACCGCTGTTTGACTTGATCTCAGGTTTTGCATAACCATTGTTGAACTTCATACCCAAGTCATACTCTGTCGCGTTAATAGTTCTAGAGGATGTATTGGGAACAGCAGGGAAGTTGGTATCTGGTGTACCTGCCGCACCAGAAGTGGCTCCACTGATAACATTGGAACCATCAAATTCATTTTGTGTACCAGTAACTTCAGGGAAGATACCGTCAATTTCATTTTGATAATATTTCAAAACCTTAGTGGTAGGATTCCAAGAAATAACTCGTCCACGAGCAGTAACATTTGTACCGCCAACTACTCTAGTTTGAGTAATAATTTCATCAGGAGAATAATTTCCCTGAAATGTAGGGGAGAAAATAACTGCTTTGGCAGCAGAAACTGTCAAGTCAGCAATAAGTTCTTCAGTACCAAACTTAAGAGGATTTGTAATAAGACCAATACGACGATAGTCGTTATCAATTGGAAAGTCACCTGCACCCTCATCATAAGAGAGTTTAGCGTTAATCATTACACGGAAAGAACCCAATTCAACAACAGGGTCTGCTCCATGACCACCAGGAGGAGGAATAATAACATCGACTTGAGCACCAGTACCAGTACCAATACCAGTGATTGCTTCTACAGTAATTTTACCAAAAGTGTAATTAGTACCACCAGAGGTTACAGTGGCAGAAATAATTTTACCACCATCAACAACAATAGAAACACGACCACCAGTACCGTCACCATTGATAGCAACGTTATCATAGGTGCCATTGTTATAACCAGAACCCGCAGCATTGATAACTACACTATCAATCTCACCAGCAACCGCATTGGTTTTCACTGCATCATTAGTAAATACTGGCATGTAATCCCCAGAGAAGAACTTCAAAACAGAAGCAACAGGGATGGTGTACATATACTTCCAACGATAACCATCACCAGTTGTGATAATGGCGGTAGAAGTACCAGTAGGTTCAACAGTAGAGGGTTTGCCGTTAGGATCGGAAGGAGATGTACCGTTGTAGATACACTTATATACTTGATACTGAGAATTTACAACATAAAAATCAGAATCATATAATTTAGTAGCACCAGAGGAAGCAGTTCTGCTAGGAGAATAGTCATGACGATACATGTCATAAGTAAAACCCAGTCCACCTGTAGTTTCTTCGGGTGCAACCCAGTCAATTCTACGAACAACTTGAATGGTATCTGAAGCGAGAACTCGCTTCAAAGAAATCATATCATCATAAGATGTAGAAAATTGAGAGAATGAATCTACCGCCTGAGGTGGTGAGTTTTCATTATCCCAGGGTTGGGGTCTACCAATGAACAAATAAAGTCGGTCTCTATTTGCACCAGCATCAGTATCACTTTGGTTGGCATCAGGACCCTCCAAAGATTTAATAAATTTTTTCGCAGAAAAAATTCTAAATTGATCAGTAAGTAAAGCTGCCATTTCCTATGGATACAATGTTCCTCTACTAGTCTATTTATGAGGTTTGTACAACCGTAAGATATTCGAGGCTCTTAATTCGATAAGATGCACCAGCATTACCTACAATATTTTCCCCACCCAAAATAGCATATGCTACAGCACCAGAACCAGTCGTGTCTCCTACAGCATTTGTAAATGTAATTGTTGGATGTAATGTTCCCGTTTCTACATACTGTTCATAACCATATCCACCATTAGTAATGGTGAGGGATGCTATCTGGTCTCCTGCTGTTGTTAACACCGCTGTAGCAGTTGCTTGCAAATCACCATCATCTTCAATTGTGACTGTAGGAACAGCAGAATAGTTTATTCCTGGTTCTTGAACTACAATATCAACAATTGTCCCCTTAGAAGAAAATTCATTCAGATATCCATTAACACCTTTGTTAACATTACCAGTATTGAAAGGAACAATATCTTTAACAACTAACACTCCTGCAGTACTGTCCCAAGAAACTACTGTTCCACTTACACCAGAAATAGATCCAGTCACAATTTCATTGACACCAAAGTTTGTGCCGTTTCCATTTGTTTTGTCAATAGTAATTCTAACTTGAGCAACATGCTCAACACCCTCAGAAAGACCACCTGCTATAGTAATCGTAGGAGTTTTTTGATTTGGGAATGGAGTTGCATCAAAGACACTATCACCAACAGCAAACAGAGTTGTGTTTGTTCCGCCTTGAGTTTCTTCAATACCATATAAGGAATTGTAAAGTCCGCCGTCAAGATTAATCTGACCCGCATAATCAGTACCAGTGTTAATTAGGTCTGGAATTCCATCACCTAAGAAAACACCAGGATTATCGGGGTCTTCGTTTTCATCATCATCTTCAAATGTTCTATCTTGAATTGATGAAATAGGAACAGTCAAGGTTACAATTTCGTCACCTATAGAAACAATCGTTGTATGTGGAAGTTGCGATGAAGTTGTAGAATCGGGCAATCCTGCATCAAATTGAACAATTGCATCTTCAGTAACAGCAAATCCAGCATCAATAAATGCAAGTTCATCAATTTCAAAAGTTACAAGTAATTCTTTTGTATTTGGATTCCAATCATATACTCTTGCAATTTTATTGTTGGCACTTTCAACTCTTCTTATAACAACATCTCCAACATTAAACTGATATGGAGAAACTCCTCCAACATCTTGAGTGGAATCTAAAATAACTCTTTGGTCATAGTTAAAGTTTGTCCCTCTAGTCAAACCTGTAAATTTGCCTGTCGATTTACCTGTATAAGTAACAATTTCATTATTGAGGATAAAAGAACCAGAACCAGGGAAAGCTTCAGTAGAACTGACAAAAATCTCAGTATCTGCTGCTCCACTAGTTTTTGTTAGTCCTGTAAGATATTGGAATTGAGAATTAAAGGACTGTCTAGATCTTGTTTTTCTCTTTAAGTTAATTAACTTAGTGAAGATGATGTTTGGTGGATTAACATATCCTTGTCCTGGGTCGTTGATTGTAATAGAACTAATTTGACCCTGGTCAATCTGTGCAGTAGCACTAGCACCAGCACCACCGCCACCATCAATAAGAATAAATGGAGGTTCTTGATAGAAATCCCCATTATCAGTAATTGTGATACCAGTAACTTTACCTAAAGTAGAAATTTCTGCAGCACCCTGAGCGCCTTGCCCACCACCACCTTCAAATACGAGAGTTGGTGGAGTAGCAAAACTTCTACCCTCATTTTCAATTGTAAGTCCTGTCACAGTTTGAACAACAGGAGAAGCAGTAGCACCACTACCCTCACCACCAAGAATTCTAGCTTCAGCAGTACCAAAATATCCATCACCATTTTTAGTCATTCTTATATAATCGACTGTTCCATCGTCGTCAAGAACGACCTCACCTTCTGCACCTGCTGGAGAAACAGAAGTTAGAGCAGGAACTGGGTCTCCCTCAAATAAAGGTGCTCCAAAAAACTGTGGTCCAATGCAATATGGATAAGTTGGTGTACCGTTAGAAGTTTCTGTTAGAAAGTAAGCATAGGTTCCATTAGGATACTCTGGAGTAACAACATATGCACCATTAAATGCATCTAAGTCCCCTACTGTCGAATCAAAAATGTAATCTTGAACCAACATTCCCATAGAATAACCGTCTTGAACGGTTCTTACACCGTATTCAGCATTTGCATACGAGAATGTATATAATGTTCTAGGTATATTAGAGGGAACTTCAATTTGTAATTGTCTGGTTGTTGCAGCAGTGAAACCAGATACATATGCAGCGTAAGTTACAGTAGATCCATCTAAAGTATAAGTGATGTTGGGATGTTCATAAAGATAAGTTAAATTACCAATGTCTCCGACATTTTGAGTTGGATGCCAACCGTCTTCATCATTAGAAAGTAATAAAATATTTCCATCATTGGATGAATCATCCTGATTGAAAATATATGTATTACCACGTTGTAAATTCAAGAAATTTGGAACAGATCCATCATACTGGAATTGACCATTAGAAACCGTAACTGTGTATGTTGTATTAGATGGTGTGATTACTTCTTCACGAGCACCATCAATTTCAGCACCCACTTTCAATCGGAATGACGAAGTTGCTTTTTGTACTGTGTCATTGGAACCAAAATATCCATATGGTCCATAGATGGGGTATCCATCAAAGGACATACCAAGAATCTTAGAGTGCCCATCAGGATGCCTAGAGAAGTCTTCTGCACCATTACCAACAGTAATATTTCTAATACCCCAGTTATCTGCAGTACCATCTCCACCATTTTGATACAGGAATACTGTCTGATTTTGGTTTCTGGAAGCAGGAGGAACCGCAATTGTTACAGTGTTGAGAGAATCAAATGACGTATCATCAGCACGAACAATTTCAACAGAACCGTAAGACGCATTACCCGAAAAATATACACGAAGACCTTCACCAAAAACTTGGTCGGGTCTTTCACCACCATTGCTCCAGTTACCTCTAATTACCTCAGCATCAAAGGTAACAACGTTTCTTAAATCAACGTTAAATCTTACCCATCTTTGTCCAGTTCCACCATCAGCACCGCCAAGTCTAAAGTGATTTCCAATATTAAATCCACCTGTGCTTCCCGTTCCAGTACCACCACTAGTATAGCTAGTATGACGGAGGTTAAGATTATACCCATTACTAGAAAGTGCTAAGTCTGCAGGAGTAATCTCAACTCTTTCTTGGAAGAAATCAGTGACATAGTAATCATTTTCAGGTGCTTCATCTTCCACAGCACTACTCAAGGTCATATATCCTTCATGACCCTCATATCCAGACATATATCTGTGATACTGACAATAATAATAAATTCTATTAGTCTCATCCTCATTCATAATGAAGATAGGTCTAAATGCATTTTCATAATCGGCAGCCATGGCACCAGAAGCACCACTGCTGTTATACATCAATTCACCACTATTCAGATTGCCATCTGGAGTGGTACTAAATTGCATGGGATGTCCATTTGGAAATTCAGCAGATACTCCATTTGAAGGATCTGACTGGTCCCAAATAATGACATAGTTTTTTTGGACCTGAATGTTCTCAGGCGCAAAGTAAAATATACCAGGTATAAAAGGACCAAATTCTGCTGCATCTGCACCAAATTCAATATAAAAAATACCAGAGGTAAATGTACGAGGATTTCCAGAAATAGTAAATGCAAATCCATTAGAACCGAGTACATTGTCACCAGACTCAAATGTGCCCGTTACATCTCTTAGATAGATTTGAGTAATTTGATTTTGAGAGTTTCTTACAATTTTTACAACTTCTGCCTCAGCATCTCCACCAACTTCGATGAGAGTTCTTCCCTCTTGTACAACACCAATAGTTTCATCTAGATTTGATACATCTACGAGAATATTATCAGTTTCAGTTTTTACTCTCCAAGTAAATACTTCATGAAGTCCCCAATCAAGAACACCATGTTTGGTCTTGAAATGATTAATTAATTTAGATGATTGATAATAATAAGTGTTATTATCAATGATAGCATCATAGACATCTGCTCTTTTTACATGAGGTTCTGCTACAGAGTCTAATTCAAAACCAACAGGAGCACCTCCTGGTTCGGAACCCCATTCTGGAGTATGTAATAAGACACCATTTGCCATGATGCCAAGTGATTTATTTTTTTGAAAAGGTCTATTTTGACCAAAGGGAACTTGCTTACCGCCTCTGTAAATAAAGGTTTGGTCAAAGGTTCTATCCGATATAGAACCAGCGCCTTGCCTCTCTTCTAAAATATCAGCAGGTTTAGGATCGTTGTCACTCTGAATCCTAAGTCTATCAACAAGATTTCCTTCATCATCAACTTGGAATACACCAGTAGTTGAAGAGTTTGGATGTGATTGCCAAACTCTATTGATATCGAATGAATCAATAACACCAAGAGATTCTGATGTTGGGATAATCTGAATTCTTAATGGGTCATATCCACGACCTCTTTCTAAAACTCGAACGTGAATAATCTTACCAGAATCTTCATCGATAATTGGATATAGTAATGCCTCTGCTTCTGGAATACCACAACCAGTAATGGTTAGTCTAGGAGGATCTTCAGGGTCATACCCGCTACCAGGATTAATTACCTCTACGGCACGAACACCAAATAGGTTATCAAAGATAGGTTTAATTTCTGCGCCAGATCCAGGAACTGTTCTTGCCATTTATATCCTCAGCTTACTACGACAATCGTACCCGCCATGTTGGCGTGAGAAGTACACTGATAATACAGTGTAGTGAAAGTGGGGTTCATTGGAACTGTCCAATATAATACCGACTGACCATTTCCAGATTGACCTACGGTATATGCATTGCCGTTAAGACCAGTTGTAGATTGAATTCTAAATGGATGAGATGCACCATTTGCACTATTGTCAAAGGCATAAGTAAATCCTCTATGAACATAGAGAGTAGGATCATTCTCCGTAGTTGGAAAACCAGGACCACTAAATGTGAAATGGTTTGCACCATCAGCACCAAGTTCCCACCATGTGATAGGACTTGCTACACGCACCCAATTACTTCCGTTGTAGAATAAATTATCGCCTTGGGTTAAACCAGTAAGGTCTGTATCAGTAAGACCAGCGAAAGTATCAGTAACAACTCCAGAGAAAGCAATAGTAACTTCATCTCCTGAGATTGAGGTGGTAATGTTACTACCACCAGTAATTGTCAAGGTATCTGCAGAATTATCGGCAGTAGTAGTTCCACTATCAGCGTTAATAGTTGCAAACAAATTCAAGTTAGTTAAACCAGACTGGTCATTTTGAGGTAACCATTTACCAGCTGAAGAACTCCACTTTAAAACTTGATCGTTTGCAGGAGGTGTTGTAGTTGTATCAACATCAGTAAGGTCATCAACACTAGAATATTCCGTCAACAAAACCGTTCTAGTATCACCAACACCACCAGCAGTGATATTCATGTTTACATATGGTTTATCATCTCCATCAACTGTGAAAAAGTAACCAGGATACGTTGCTGCAGCAGGAGCATTACCTAATGCAGTATACTCATTCTTATATTTAATTGATGTTGGGAAATCTACAGTCCCATCAGAACCTTCAAATGTTGTAGTTACTCCACCAGCAGTAATTAAAACATCTCCAGTCCCATTAGGGATGATAGGAATATTTCCATTACTAGTAGAAACGATGCTATTTCCATTGATATCCAACGATGTTGTTAACTGACCAAAGTCAGCAGAAACAAAGTTACTTCCATCATACTTAAGAACATGACCACTAGCAGCATTTGCGGTAGTCAATGCTAAGGTGGTGCCATTGCCAAGGGTAGAGTAAATTTCATCAAAGTTATCATTGATTTTATCACCACCAACACGGAGAGTATCCCCCGTGTTGTCATTAGCAGCTGCACCAAGTCCTAGTGTTTGTTTAGCCATTTCTCGCTAGTTTTTTAGTTATTTATCAGAGATAATCAACGGGTTCTTCACCGTAGTCTGCAAGGTTTGGAGCAGTCCAATCGTCAGGAACTTCAGATTCAACTAAAACTTCAGGATTTTTATATCCCGAACCTACATTACTAACTTCAACCTTGCCAATGCCGACGATTGCACGAATGTCGGCGTTGAATCCACTAATAGAGTCAACTCTAACAACGGGTCTGCTAGTATAACCAGAACCAGGAGAAGTTACGCTAACTTTTTCAATGAATCCCTTTGTAAGGACTGCTGTTGCCTCAGCATTCTGACCGAATACGGAACCAAGATAATCAAATGTGATAAGTGAGTTTGACGATTCAATAACCGCAACTTCACGATCTTCGGTCTCACCCTGAATCGAGAGGAAATCACCAGGTTCAACAGGAGGAACAACTTCTGCTGCGTCAACGTCTGCTTCAGAACCAACATAAGAGAATGCTGCAAAGCTAGAACCAAAACGTGGAATTTCGGAGAAGATAATTCTAGAACCAACAATCTCAAAACCAACACCAGGTTCCTGAATAACACCATTGAGAGAAACAATAATATTATTTTCAGGTCTGATGGTTGTGGACTGTACACCTTCAGTCAGTGTCAAAGAGTAGAAAACATCATCACGCTTAAGGTTGAAGGATTGACGCAAGGAGTCAAACTCGAACGAAATATCATCCAGTTGTCTCAGTTTACCAACATAGAATCCAGTAAATGTTGAACCAGGATCGGGTGCCTCTGCGAACTGAATCTTATCAGAGAATGCGTTATATGCATTACCAGCACCAGGAGGTTGCAAGATACCATTAACGAAGATAAGCATGTGACCTGCGGGGTCAGGTAAATATGCAGTGCCATTGTTAATCGTAAGGTCAAACGTTGTTTGAGTACCATCAAATCCACGGAAGGATCTCTTCACGCGGGCGCGTGAGACCACCTTATCGAGTATAACAGACCTATAATCATTCTTACCAACAACATAATCATTTGCATCCCATGTACCAATGACATTGGTCAGATAAAGTCGCTTGTTAACACCAACGGTAACAATGTTTCCAATCAGTGCATATGCAGACCCAGCAGTAGTAACTACTGTAGCGACTGTGCCCGTAGCGACTGTGTTTGCACCACCACCTGCTGCACCAAAATCACCAATCGAATCAGTAATTACAAAAGTTCCATCAATAGGAGCAACATAGAGATAATTATTAGCAGTATCTTTACCAGTAATAATTGCTCTCTTGCTTATGTCTCTACCACCACCAGAATTCAATTTATAGACGTAATGTCCAACAGTAAAGTCTGCTACGCTAGTAGAGAAACTAAATCGTACATTTCCGCCAGAAATAATCTTATCACCAATCTTAACATCCGTACCTTCATACTTCTGAACTTCAATATAAAGTTCTGTAGAACTAGAGTAAACGACAGAATTCTTGTCAAATGTACCAAGCAAGGTGTCAGTGTCAACAGTTAATTTACCACCACTATTATCCAGTACTGCTGCCTCATTTCTCAGGAATCCTGTGGGAGAAGCAGACTCTTCACTAGTGTATGCGTAGAAAGGAATGTCATCAGTAAACGTTCCCTTCAGTTTAATGATATGAATTCTATTTTCAATGGAACTCAATGTAGCAGTAGTGGTATTTTCTGCACCTTCAATGATATCGTTGATTGCCCAAGTACCTGCAGTAACTTCAACATCAAGATACTTATAATTTTCATCTTCATGGAATCCATAAACAACACCCGTTACTCCAGAAGCACCTTGCTTGGATACGACTTCACCCATAGTAAATGGTCCATCAGTGATGTCACCATCGATACGGAACCTCTTATAAACCTTAGCAATTTGTGCCTCATTTAGCAAGAAGGTTTCAAGTTCTGCATTCTGATCAGAATATTGACCATAGAAATAATCGGATGTAGTTAATCCACCACCAGCACCCGTGGGTACATAATCAATACCATATTCCTTAGTAGGAATTGTAATTCCAGGATTGACAGTTACATCGACATAGTATGTCGAGTTGTCCAATTGTTCTCTATAGAACTGAACGTTCTCTCTAACAATTCTAAGAATTTCATCAGTATCATACGCTGCTCTCCACGTAGAATTATCGAATGCATATGCACCATTTGGTGTAGGAGATGAGAGAACACCATCCAGAGCATTTTCGATATAGTCTTCAAGTAAATCAAGAGCAAATCTCTTAACATTATATTCGGTATTGGAGTAGAATACTTCTCCACCAACTGCAGTATATGCATCAACTGCATTTTTATTGAGTTTAGCACCCCAAACGTAAATACCAGAAGTTCCGTCACCAGCAAACGATTCTGCAGGATTTTTAAGTTTGATTCGCGTTGTCAAACTACCAAAACCGAATGAGAACTGAAGGGTTGCAAAAATCCTATACCAACCATTACCAAAAGGAACAACCCCAGTGGAGAAAGAAACCAAACCATTTTCAGGTTGGAAGATAGAACCAGTAGAACCGTCTGTTAAATTGACATCAAAGAATAGTCTTTGCTCACCAGGATCGCCATCATCAAGAATTGCCATAAATCTAATGGTAGAAATTTCACCTGCTTTAATAAAGAGAGAAGTCGTAAAGGTCTGGTCTTCACCTTCAACAATCGATCCAGTATCGAAACTTTCAACTTCAGAGTCAAATGTAGTTGTGCCATCAAAAGTTTCAAATGCGGATAGATTATAAACTCTATCAATAAAATGCTCACTGGTGGTAGCATCTGCAGTAATTTTTTCTGCTGTTTGTGTGCTATCTGGAGCAAGAAGATTATTCGCTGTAAATGTGGTATCAGGACTATTCCAGTTAACTTCAAATGCTTCGGGATTAGTCCAGAGATTAGTTACAGAGAATTGGTCTGCAATAGGAGATTGAATCAATCTAGCATCATTGAATGTAAGTACGTTACCAACATTAGTATAATAATCAAAGACTGTTCCAACACCGCCCGTAGGAATAGTAGAAATAACTCCACTAGTTCCACCAGTTAACGTATCTCCATCAGCAAATACTGTTCCTGTAATAGGACCGATGTAAACTGCGTTACCAGTATCTTCAAGAACCGTAGCAGTTCCCCCACCACTAGAGGTCAAGGTCTCACCATCAGTAAATCTAGAGGTATCCAGAACAACGTTAACGTTAGTAATTGTAGCAGCCGTGCTTGGATTACCACCACTAAATGTTGCTGAAGGTGGATTGGCAGGATCATATCCACGACCAGGATTGGTAATGGTTACATCAGAAACTTCACGAAGAGTAATAAAGTCTGCAGTTGCTGCAGTTGGAGTCCCAGTTTCTTCAGCACCATCTGCAAACGAAACTGTTACTGTACCTTCAAACTCCTTAGTGCTATCAATTGCACCAATTCTAGCAACACCATAATGGTCAAAGAGGAGACTGTTAGAACCTGTGGAATACACAATAAACTGTGTATTTGGAGCTTTTGCTGCTGCAGGTAAAGTTACATCAATAGCAGTCCAATCACTAAAGTTTGCATAATTTTGATTGCCTGTTCCAGTACCAGTACCACCGTAGATGATTCTATCGATAAATACCCAACTACCATTAGACCCATTCGCTCTGTAGTAGAGTCTAAGGTCTTCACTATTATCAGGACGTTCACCACCGTTTGTATTATTACCAGCAATAGCGTAAATACGAACAATATCAGAATCTGTGGTATCTCTACGTGTAGTCATTGCCCATCTTGCACCAGATGCGGCACCAAGTTTAACGTATTTACCATGACCAGCGAATCCACCAGTAGTGCCAGTTCCAGTGCCAGCATCTTGAATTTCAGCACCAGCACCAAACTGCAACCACTCAATACCAGATTCAGCATCCCAAACAATACCATCATAATTAACTGCTGTAACAGCACCACTAGAGATAACGGCAGTTGCACCATCATCACCAATGTTAGTGCCTGTTAAAGTTACATCAGGAGCAACAGTATATCCAGAACCACCACTGGTAACATTAATTGAAGAGAGGGGACCAGTTGCTTCAAGAGTCGCAACTGCTGCAGCAGTAATGCCCGCTGCAGGTGCATCAAATGCAATTGTTGGAACTGACTGATATCCAGCACCATTAGTGAATACAAGTTCGTTTACAACGCCTTCTCTTTCAAGAGAAATTCTTCTAGCATCAGTTCTATTATTAGATGAAGTATCAGTAATAATAATATCATGAGAAAGGTTATCAACTAATCCATCAAGGAATGAATCATAAGACCAAGAAGATGCACCAAACTGATTATTAACAGTGTTTGTAATTTCTGTTCTATAATAATTTTTATTGAACAGCATCTGCTGAGAAGCATATCTGCCAGGAATACCTGCAGGAGACAGAGTTCTAACTGCAATATCAATCAATTCACCCCATCTTGCCTTGACTGATTCAACATCAGTCATACTTAAAGCATCTCTATATGCAGAAGTGGTTGCATATGTACCAGAGTATTGATCGCCTGTTACCGCTGTACCAGAGCTGTAGAGAAGATTTTCAACTGCTTTTAATCCAAGAGTTCTAAGACTCTCAATACCGAAGATAGTCGCAGCAAGTTGCTCTTCAATATGGTCTAATTGGAGATTTGCATTGAGATAGAGTTCAATTGCATCAATAGTGCTATTGTTTCCACCAGTTTGAAGGTCAGAAATAATGCTAATAATAATCAACTTGAGGTCTCTCTGGCATTTTTCTCTGCCAGCATTTCCATTTGGATAATCAAACGCTCTATATGAAATGTTATTCAGAACATATGTGAATTCAGCATCGAGTAATCCTGTTGCCTCTTCTGCCATGAAAGACCTGTTGAAGTAAAGTCTGTCTGCAGCGATATTGTAATCAGAACCTGTAGGAGCGATTGTATCATTCAGAAGTGTAATCAGGTTATCAATAGCAGTTTGAACGTTAGCACATTGACCAGGGTCATTTGTAATACCCCAATCGCCAATGATTAATTCATCAGTATTATCAGTGGTTAAATCACCATTGATTGCCTGTTTTGCATAATACCCAAGTCTTTCATGTGCATATACAGACTGCCATACTTGTAAGCGAATGTGCTGAAGTTCGTTATTGTTACCAATGTAGAACTTAGATGTGGTTGCAACAGTTTTGTTGCCTCCCTTTTCAATATCAGTGGCAATATCATCTAAAATCAGACCCAAATCAGTCTTACAACGCTCAGTACCTGCAGTGCTTGTACCATCAGCATTTCTAGGCATTGAGTTAGCAAGATCTGGATATCTATCAAGCATATCAAACGCTGCCTTATCGACAATTGCAGTTCTATTTGCACGAATCAAGTTAGCAGCATCCTTAAATCTATACTGAGAACTAGAACCAATAATATTAGAATATAAAGTATCATTTGCATTGTCAGTATAGTTTGCTTGCAGAGTCTCTTCATAGAAACTATCTACAGTAGCACCTTGATATTCAACTGCAGGAGAAACCTTAGTAATAGTTCCCAGGTGGTCAACAGGAGTTGCCAAGTCTGCATTTGTCAGAGTGTCAATTAAAATATCAAGCAGGTTGTCTGCAGTAGAAGCAACGTCTGCACAATCACCGACTGTATAATTGAGAAGTCTGACAGCATTAGAATCTGCAGAAACAAATGTGTGGGTGTACTGTCTATCTACAGGAGATGCACCAACATTGACAGTAATCGTTGTTCCAGTAACAGCAGTTACCTTAAGAACGCTCTCATATGCTGGATCATCACTTCTGGGGTATCTATGCTGAGTTGCATTATTATCAGAAGAACAAGTGAATACAATACTACCATTTTCAAGAGCAATTTGACTTGAAGTTGTCAAACTGTGTGAACCAATAGTGAGAACCATGACACCTGTTGCAGCATCATATGTTGCTGCAGTTGGAGTGTATTGACCATATACAGTATTATTAGAATCTGTAATTGTGGCATCAGTGTATTGAGTCAATCCATGAGAACCAGATACTGTCCAGAGAACATTATTAATAATGTAAGGAATTAGATCACCGAGTTTATTGTATGCCCAGACAGTTTCATCAATTTCAGTCTCAACGTGGTTGAGGGTTACTGCATTTGTATCAGTTCTGTCAACATAAAGTGCTGCAGCGTCCCAGATGTGATTGTTAGAACCATTGCGAAGGTCCTCAACAATTGCCTCAACGATATCCTCAATGTCGTCCTCACAGTTGACATTACCACCAGGAATAGTTAATGAAGGATACTGCTGAGTCAAGAGATATACAACTTCCTTTGCGAGGAAATTCTTGTTTTTCTCAAGAAGATTTGCGGCATCATAATATCTGTGTGTCTTACCAGTAAAACCAGTAACTACAGCACTACCGTTAGCATCTGTGGTTGCATTAATGGCATCATTATTAAACTCCTCACCCTTAGTAAAGTCTTGAGAACCAGACCAATCTTCAGTATATGTTTGAGCATCTGCTCCATCAAAGTGAAGAAGAAGTCTAGTATTAATATCACCTTGGAAGATTCCATCACGGGGAGTAAATGTTGTTGTATAACGAGCAAGGTTAGAAACTCTAAATTCATCAATGTGTCCAGGGAATTCTGCACTTCCATTAAGGTTGGAACCAATTTTAATTGGTCTTGTTGAACCATAATCAGTGTTATCTGTAAGATCGCCACCTTCTTGAACACCATCAATGAATAGTCTAGTTGTAGAACCACTTCTGGAAATAGCAACATGATACCAAGTATCAGCAGAAAGATTAGTGGTTGAAGTGATAGAACCAGCACCAAGGTACGATTGATATTCCAGTGTAGAACCGCTTAAAAGTAACAATGCAGCACTATCGCTACTAGTAGGTCTAAAATCTGCAATTACTTTTGTTCCACTGGCAACACTTGAAGGACGAATCCAACACTCGATAGTGAATACACCCGTACCAAAACCAAATTCATTAGAAGTTGGAATGGAAAGATAATCACCAGTTCCGTCGAGAAGCAACGATGCTGTACCAAACTTCATCTGAGCAGTATCTAATTGTGCATCGCCATTAAATGTTGCTGTATGGTAGTCTTCTCCAGTACTACGTACTCTACCAACCTTTCCGAGGTAGACAGTCTTCTGTGCTTGATTATATCCAATAATTTCTGCTTTACTGTCTCTAGAGCGAAGAGTTTGACCCAAGGAGAAGAATCCATCACCGACAGCGTTTGTTAATGCCAGTTTACGGATAGAAAGGTCTTCACCAGATGTAAAGTTACCACTATCATTACCATATTCAATCTTATAATTTCTGATATACTCATCATCTTGCAGATCGCCTGTCTCATTATCGTAAGGAATTACATAATGATTAATAGTTTCATTTTCAGGGAACTTGACGTTAAAGTCTGTATTGTTATCAGTGAAATCAACAACTGCAATCTGAGATTGCGAAATGTCATCAAGGACAATGTTTGGATAAGTAGTGGACTGAATTCTATCGAACAGAAGTGCGAAGAAAGAAGAACCTTCAGAAATCTCAACAGACTCAACAACCTGATTTGTTGTAGGATCTGTATATGGAGTTGTAGACGTAATTCTTGCAACAACACGAGATTTTGCACCGATAATAATCTCATCTAAGAGAATATCATATAAACCAGGTTTGGACTGATATGTACCAACAGTCTTACTTAAAGTAAGATCATCAGTAATTGTAATATCAGTTCCATACAGAGGAGTGCTTTGCTGAATACCACCAGCTGAAGTACCCAGTTGTGCTCTAGTGACTGTTAATGTCGTAGACTCAGTATTTTGAGTAATTGCAGTGACTGTAATAATTTCACTACCAATTTGATAATTACTATCAACTACAAATGTTCCTTCTGCTACGGGAGCAGGTGCATTAATAGTCGAATCTTGAGCAATTGCTTCAAAAGAGGTTGTCGAAGGACCTACAGTGTATCTCAACTTAGCGATTGGTGTTTCTGCACCCTTCTCAAGGTTGATATCTTCAACAACTGCGGTATCACCACTAAGATCAGTAACAGTCTCACCAAATTCAAATAATCCGTTATTTGCAACTGCCTGAGCAGTCTCAAATAATGCCGAGAATCCTGTTGCATTACCAAGAACAAGTTCATTAGCACTGAATGCAGTACCTTCAGTGAAGAAACCCTCAATCAGTTCTTTTTGTACATTATTAGGTGCCTCTTGACTTCCAATATTGACCGTTGTTGCAGTAACCCTAGTAACAGTCAGTCTTGCTCCAGATCCAGTACCTGTTAAAGTTTGTCCAACACTAGGTACAATTCCACTAGTGCTAGCAAATGTATTTTCAATAATCGAAATTGGTGCAATTTCAACATTGACATATTTTACACTAGCAGGGGGTGCAGGAGGTTCAGAGAAGACAATAGAGTCACTTTGAATTTCAAACGCAACCTCTGGTGTTTGAACAACACCATTCATAATGACCATCAATTGATTTGCATTAGCAATGACAGAATCGCCATTATTAACTGTTAGTGGGAATGAGGTTCTAACACCATCAAACAATCCAGAAATATCATCAATTCTTTGAACAACAGAAGTAAGAATATTCTCCGAAGAAGTCAGTCTCTTTTGACGGAAAAGAATCTCAGTATTATTAAACTCACTATAAATGGGTTCAACAAGAGTAAAGTTTTGAATATTAGGAACAATTGCCTCATTAGCAAGTTCAACAGACTTTGTTAACTCAAAATCGGTTTCTTTATTTGGAATTGTAGCATAGTCACCGATAGAAAGTTCACCAAACACCTTAAAGGAAGCAGGGTGTACATTTCTAACAAGAACATCTTTCCACTCACTAATCGATACAGAAGACTTAACAGCATATGAGAAGTCTTGATAATAGTAAGAGTCTTGAATCTTTTGAATAATTTCAGAGGGTTTACCAACATCATCAACAAATTGACCTGTAGTTTTAGTGATAGAACCAACTTCAAGAACACCTCTAGCGATCTTAAGTCTAGAGATAATACCAGAAGACTTAGAAATAACACCAGTAATTGTTTGACCTTCTGCAAATGTTCCAGTGTAATCAATTAACTTGAGAATTCTAGGTCCAACTTGCCAACCAGAGTTTGTAGAAACATATCCTTGAGCAGTTGCATTTTCCAGAGAATCACCTTGATATACTAACTCACCTTCCAAGAAGGTAGAAGTAATGACATTTGCTTCTGCAGCACCACCAAACGATTCGGTAAGAACCGATTGACGACCAGTACCAGCATTGACATAAGAAATTGCATCACCAAGTTCTGCGTTTGCAGAAGTAATTGCAAGTTTCAATTGATCGCCTTCCAAAGAGTTTCCAGAACCAGCAATAGCATAATATGTGGTAGTTGCACTTAATCTACCAATAGCACCAGCTGCAAGTGGCAATTCTGCGCCATCACCAGTATCAGTAGCCGAAAGAGTGATTTCAGCACCATTTTGAATGCCATGTGGGAACGCGAACTGTAGCAGACCCAAATCAAGGTTTACAACATAGTTGAAGGATGATTTGAGATTAATTTGTGGTTGAGAAGAATATCCTGACCCAGGATCTTTGACTTCAATGGCAAATAGTCTACCATTCTTAATAGTTGCTTCAGCAATTGCACCAGTTCCACCACCACCAGAAATAACAACTGTAGGTGCCTGAGTATATCCAGAACCAGGATCGGTAACAGTGATGCTGTCAAGAATACTTGTAGCAGTCAGTTGTGCATTGATTGGGAAAGAAATTTCAGGACGTAGGGTGTAGTCATGAGAATAATCGAAACCGAAGTTATTATTCTTAAGGTTTTTAATCTTACCAATTTCTTCACCCAATGTGAAAATAGATGCACCAGAACCCGAAGAAGGAATAACAACATTAAGTTCTGCTCCCGAACCAGTAAGTCCTGGTCCAAGAATGCCATTAATTGCTTCAACATCAATACTTGCAGTAGTATATCCCTTACCAGGGGTAGTAACTACAACAGATTGGATTTGACCAGGAATCAATACACCCTCAGAATCTGTACCATCAGCAACAGTAATTTGTACTAATCCACCTTCACCATCACCAGCAATAGGAACAGCTTTGTATGTGCCTACAGCATATTCAGTTCCAGGGTCAACAATGTCAACTCTTTCAATTTTTCTAGTTGATTCGATAGTATCAACTACTGGAAGTTTAGTATAGAATCCACCAGGATTAACAATACGAATGTTAGAAATAGCTCCAACTGCTTTCTTGGAACTAGTGCTGTATGTTGCATTCGCAATAGTAGCAACATCTTCTGGTTGATTGGTGAGAACAAATTGGAATGTATTGTCACCACTAGTAATTGTTCCACCAGAAGTAGAACTTACAGTAAATGTACCGACATATGGAGAGAAAGTAACATCCAAATAACTATCAGGAATAACGGGAGAATCATCACCAGTTCTCGAAGGATCAAAATAATATGAAATATTAGTAATTACATCCTCAGTAACCTTAAACTTAACTGTTGGTGTAGGAACACCTTGACCCGTAACACCTGGGGTGCCAATACGCTCAATAGAGTTAAAAGAATACTCTAGTTTATAGAGAGGGTCTTTGGCAAAGGATAAATTGCCACCAAGCATCGAAGAATGTCCAAGATTGAACAAATATTGATGCCCATAGTACATCTTCAGAGTAGGAGACTTAACAAATACACTTACAGAAGAACCTGATGTAGCAGGAGAACTGACTGCTGCCTGAGGAAGTTTATATGTAAATTCAATTGGACTGATGACTCGTTCTACAGGGAATGAACCATCATATTCATCATATACAGTACCAGAAACTTCTTGACTTGGATTACCATCAATAAACAGTTGCTCACCATCACTGAGATAATGAAGTGTGTCCGAAACACAGTAAACTGTATCACTATTTGCAACGGCACTTACTTGGAGAATTTTGCTTAGATTAGCAACTAAAGTAATCTTAGTAACACCAGTAAGATTTGTAATTTGTACTGTAGAACGAGAAGAATTGAAAGATACGTCAGTAGAGTTTAATGTTACAACAGAACCTACAACAAAACTAGACGATCCACTAACTTCAACAATTTTGACACTATAGTCATCATCAGCATAAGATTTAAACTTAGCATATTCATCTAAGTTATTTGTTCCACCAACATCTTCAGGAGCATTAAAATCTGCTAAATCAATGTCAAATGTTCCAGGAGTTGTATTTACTACATCGGGGAATGTTTGTGCAATTTCGTTAATATCATTGGGAACAGGACCAACAATATTGAAAGAACTTTGCTCATTAAACTGCTCAGTAGATAATTCATATACATCAACATCATTACTCCACTCATTATTATTAATAGCAACATATACCTTTTTATTGTCCCTATCAATTCTAGTAATATATCCACTATTGACAAAGGTAGAACCATTTCTAAGAACTAATTTTGCCCCAACAGTAAAGTTGAATAATTGATTAATAGTAAGTTCTTGTACATTATCAATCTTAAGAAGATTGAATGTCTCAAAATAATAACGATTCTTGACATTTGCAGTTACTTTTAGTTTCTGAGATCCAGGAGAAGGAACGGTTGCAGTTCTAGAGCTCCAAATATCTCTGCTATATGCAAGAGACTCCGTTGCCTCAGACATAGTAGTGATAACCGTGCTCAAATCTAAAGTTTGGAAACCAACTTCTGCTAGTGGATATCCAGTAGATACTAATGTTAAGGCAGTACCAGTTACAGGAGTTACTGCAGTTCTTGTAAATCCATAATCACTATCAGTATTAGAGTTAAATGTACCCTTTCTAACAGCATCGGCATCTTTGTCAACTTTTAATCCAAATGCTTCATAATCAATGTAATCATATCTGGCATGTTGCTGTGCAAACCATGTGGTATCTGCAAATGTATGATCTAAAGCAACTGCATCTGCAGCAGGAAGGACTAATGGGTTACCAAAATCACTAGGTGCTGTTACAGTGGCTGCTCTATTACGAATTCTTAAAGAATCGACAAAGAATTGACCCTGATTGTCTTCAATAAATCCACCTGCGTTAGGGAATCCAGGAACGTTACCAATATGAATATCCTTAGAACCAAGAGAAGTTTCAGCAACCGTAGCAGAGATTTGCTCAAGACCATTTACGTATACTTTAAAAGTATTAGTTTCTTTTCTAAGAGAAATCAACTGCCAAGTATCATCAGCAAACAATCCTGTATTTGTTCCTGTTGCAGCAGAGGCACCAGAGAATGCTGTAGTGTCATTAGTAACAACTAACTCAATTCTTCCATCGGCAGCAGTTCCATCGGTATTATAGTATAACCAAAGACCACCAGTAGCAGACTGAGCATCACCAATAGCAATGAGAGTCTGTTGATCTGCACTCAATGTTTCTGCATTACCGTTGTCAGCATCTTTGTAAAGAAGGAAATCGATAGTAAAGTCATTTGACAATGCGTTGCCTAAGCTGGTTGCAGCAATTTTGATAGCACTGTTCTCAAATACTGTAGATTGACCTGTTTGGAATCCAAAAATCTTCATGTATCCATCAGAATCTCTCGCAATAGAACCACCAAGACCAAGAGTAGTCAAGGTATGATGTGTGGTAGTATCACTTAAGTCAGTATCAAAAGTAAAGACTGCTTCGTTTCTATTCCAAGAAGTTTGTCCAAAGATGTAAGGATCGCCAGAATTGTCAACTATAAGAGCATTAGCAGTAATGCCTTCGACAGTATTTTGTGTGAAGTCATTTGTTGTATGATTTATAATTTCACCCTTATAATTAAGTTTTACAATATCTACAGTCTTCTTGTCTGTCGTATTATCAGATCTGGTAAATGCAATATTCAATTCATTAAAGATATCAAGAACGCACTTGGGTGCTAAATTAATATCTCTACCAGGGGCAGCATAACGATAGTTCCATGTAGTATCACCATCAGTATCAAACTTACCAACCCAGAAACTATCTCTCGTTGTATTATCACTCTTCAGTTGAAGAGTAGAAGTAACATAGATATCATCAAACTCATCAATGGCGAATGAGGTATTCAAGAAAGAGTATGAATTATTTGTAATTTCTTTAATCCAAGTGGTTGTAATGCTGGTAGAAGTAATAGTTGCTTTACCGATGGCAAAATTTCTAGCACTAGCATTTTGGGTAGAAGAGGTCTCTAAGATAAAGTAAAGATTTCCAGAAGAATCTAAGAGAAGATCTTTAACTTCTTCATTTCCACTTGAAGATGCAATTTTTCTCTTAACTGTAAATGTGCCAGAAGAATCAAGAATACCAATAAAAGCATCATATGGATTTGGTGAATTTGTATTCGTGTATCCACCGATAATTACTCTATTATCAGTAGTTCCAATGATAGATGTAATATTGTCAGCACGTTGAGCACCAGAGATACCACCATATGCTTTTTGGAAATTAAGAGTAGCACTCAGTCCATCAGACGATTGAATATACTTAGCAACAATGATATCAGGGTTATATGCATTTAATACAGTACTATTGGGTTTGTTGATACCTGCAACCCAAACGTTATTACCTTCAACATATATTCTTTGGAATTCTGCATAATTTAATCCACTAGTGAGTTCAAGTGTTTTTTCCCACTCTTTTACACCACCAGCAGATAACTTAGCAACAAATGCTACTGTATTACCACTATCATCTAAAGTACGTCCACAAATAAATGTTTCTTTACTATCATTCACAAAAACGTCATTTATGGTTACATTTTCTTCATTTGCAATTTTTGCAACATAGTAATCTGCTTTCTTAAAGACTTGAGGGTGTGAAAGAATAACCCTTGGATTTGTAGTGTATCCATTACCCGAGTTAATGATATTAACTGTTTTAATAGCACCAAGAGAATCAACGACTGCCTCTAGTTCTCCACTATTACCATCGCCATCAATACGGATTGTTGGAGGAATTTCCTCATTGTATCCACTACCAGTTTGATTGACAACAACCTCTTCAATGCCTTTTAACTGCCTTACGTCAAATTCTTTATTTGTAGTTTCAATATTTTCAGAATAATCAACAAAAACAGTATCACCTACTTCTAAGGTGTGTGGAGAAGTTGTTACAATTTTACCGTAATTTACACCCTGACGATATTCATATCCATAACTAGAAATTGTTTCGCCTTTAATTCTAGAAACACGAGCAGAAGCACCAGATCCACCAGTATCAGAATTATCAAAGATTAATTTATCATCTACCTGATAACTACTACCAGCATTTTCGATAACAAAATCTGTGATAGAAGCATTTTCAAATCTACTAATAGTTTCAACTTCGATATCAACTTTAGATTCTGTCTTTACTTTGGGGAAATAATCAAAAATCTGAAGAGGGGGTTCTTCTAAAATTTGATCGGGGTCATTAATCTCATCTTCACTAATTACACCATCTCTATTTTCATCTTCTACTTCAAATAAAAGTATATCGCCATTTTCTAAAGATAATGAATTTGTAGAAGCATTCGGAGTTCTCTCAACATCAATATCAACATTTTGATATGGATCTCTATAACGAACAACACCTCTTGGGATATTTTGTTGGGTAGCATCTGCGTTCAAATTCCAAGAATCGACAACGGAATTGAAATCGCTTCCCAAAACATATGGGAATACTGGATTACCTGCTTCAGTATTGTCAATAGTTACAAAATAGCAATACCTACCATTTGGAAACTCTGGAGTTTTGCAGAAACGTCCATTATACTGGTCCAAATCCCCAAGATTGAAAACGTATTCATAATCTTCAACGTAAGTACCCGCAGAATCAGTACTAAGAAGTGGACCTTCTGTTCTAACTGGATTTGGATTTGTAATTTCATCTAAGACTAAAGCGGTTTTTAATCTATAGGAAGAAGAAATTTTTGTGATATTAGAAGATTGGTCTGTAGGATCAGAATATCCGTAAGGACCATAAATGGGATTACCATCAAATGCCCAACCAATGATGGGAGAGTGATTTAACTGAGTTTCTCTCTCGATAATAGTTCCATCATTATTTTCAATCAGATTATCACCAAGGATATATCTGAGTCTTTGAGGATTAGACAAGTGAGCATATTCACCACCATATTGAGTGTTATATCCTTCAAAAACAGAACCTTGCGAATCATCAAAAGTGGAAGATTCTTGTAAATTATATGTCCATTGGAATACATTAGCAGAAAATTCTGCATCCTGCCCAACAGAAGTCAGGTTAATAACTGTAGTTCCTTGAACATAGTTAATCCCCCTATTTAAGATTTCGACACTAGTAACTTTACCTGCATTTTCACCTTCTTTATCAATTACTGCTCTTGCTTTCGCACCAAATCCAACACCTTGGATTTGAACTTCTGGTGCTGTCGTGTATCCAGAACCACCAGAAATAATAGCAATGGAAATAATTCTACCATTATTAACAATTGCTTGTGCAACTGCACCAGTACCAGAACTTACGGTAACAGTAGGACTAGATGTATAAGAAGTACCACCAGAAGTTAAATTTACAGATTTAATAGGACCTCTAACAGATGCAGTGCCAGTAGCGCCAGTACCCTCACCACCAACAATAGTGATTTCTGGTTGAGAAGTATAACCAGTACCACCATTCGTAATTAAAATATTAGATACACTACCCTTAGTAATAATAGCGGTTGCAGATGCTCCAGAACCGCCTCCACCGACGATAGAAACCAAGGGAGAAGATGTATATCCACTACCACCAGTATCAACACTGATACTGCTTACAGAACCGTTTACAACAACTTCCGCAGTAGCACCAGATCCACCACCACCGCTAATAGTTGCAGTTGGTGGAGATGCAGCGTCATAATCTATACCAGAATTGGAAATAGTAATATCAGTAATAGGTCCAAATGTCTTCGATAGTGTAGACTTATAAGACCAAGCAGAAACACCATTAACCCATGTTCCGATAGGACCAGGTTTAATAGTATTCTTGGTAGAAATTGTAGTTGGATTTTGTACAAATCTGTTCAGTTTTCTTTGGTTTCCTGGAATAAGTGCAGATCCAACAAAAGGACCAACATTATAATTGGGAATACCAGTAGATGCTACGTAGATATAATCATCATTAAAGAATGAATTCTGAATATTCGTAGTATACGAAGAAATACTGTTGTTAATAGGAGTGTTAGTTGACTTTCCTTTGTTTAAGTTAACAGATACAAGAATATTACCTTGTGGAGTTACAAGTGCCGTTTGAGGCAATTGATATTGGAATACGGTATCACTATCCCTAGAAGTTACTTGGAACGTTCCGTTGTAAATGATTGGATTTGCACCATAAATGGTAACTTCGTCCCCAACCAGTAATCCATGATTATTTGTACAAGTTACAGTAGCAAATCTGTCATCAACACCGCCGAAAGTAATACCTTCAACCTCAATGAGTTTCTTAACGTTATACAACCAGGTGGTGAGAAGGGGTTGCTCACCAGTGCCACCAAGTTTAGCAACAGTAAGTTTATCACCAGGAAGATAGTAAGATCCAGTGTCAGTTAAATTAGTTTGTTGTGCATCAACGATACCAACAATATTCATGACAACTTCTTGAGCAGTTCCCTTGTTAAGATAAACCTTAAAGTTTGAGACCACTTCAGTAGCAGAATCCCAAACATAGGGATTAAGACCAATACTACCAGGAGATAAACGAGTACATTCAATAAACTGGTTTAATGACTTTTCTTTATAACGAACAACCTCTGCTCCACCTAAAATAAACTCACCATTTCTTTCTGGCCAACCAATTGTAGAGTCAACTGTAATAATACTATCAGTTTCTCCAAGAGGTTCAGCAAGTCTTGTTTTGTATGGAACAACAAAAGTTCCTTGAATTGTTTCTTCCGAAAGGACCAATTCGTAAATAGTAATATTTGCAGTATTAATAGCAATATAATTTTCTACAAGAGCACTCGCCTCCAAAACATTTGGGTCTGCAATATCCGCTTCTTGTTGAATCAAAGCATCTTGAATATTTCTAGGATCACCACTTTCTAATGTGGCACGAAGAATTGTGTTAATAGACCAAGTTGCCGCAGAAGGTTTAATGATTTGGTCTTTAGGGTACGAAACATCTACAGTTTCCCCATAAAGCAGTTTGAAAAGATATTCAATACTAAAAGTAGTACCTTTAGTCTGATAAAAATCTTTGATATTTTTAATTGATGTACGCACATCAATTTTTTTATAGTCTAACTCAGGAACATCAGGCAAAAATTGCTCCTTATACTTGTCAAGAAGTCTTTTTACAAATAAAGAATCTAAACAACTGATAGAATCATTATTGCTATGTGCAGTTGCAGTGGTATCTCTACTAAAAATAGCATTACCATCTTCAGTATATCCAGTAATTCCACTTGCTGCTCTAGCACATCCAATAAATTGTGCTTTGGAATACCCTGTGCCAGATTCTAAAATTTCAAATCCAGTAATTTCGTTAATACCAATTTCAACCGATGCCGAAGCTTGAGGAGGACTTTGAATAATAATTTTAGGTGGACTTGTTTGACTATATCCCGTTCCAAACTCAGTGACATTGATATCAGTAATTCTACCATTGAATACTGATGCTACTGCTTTTGCTCCAGTGCCACCCAAATATGCACCTGTAGATGGATCTGTTCTGTCATCAATGATGTAGACTGATGGGACATCTTCATATCCAGAACCACCGTTAAGAAGTTCAATACCAGTAACTCGACCATCAGCATCAACTGTGGTCTCTAAAACTTGAGCACCTGTCGGTTGAATAACCTGAATTCTGGGAGTCGTAGTGTATCCCTGACCTCTATTCAAGATAGTTACTGAAGTGATCTCACCATCACTGTTGATAACTGATTGGAACGATGCCTTAATTGGATTATCACCTGTTGGTTCATCAATATAAATTTCAGGAGCAGTAGTATACCCAGAACCCTTAGCAGATACTACAATCTCACCAGAAATAGAACCATCAACAATGGTAGGAGCATCTACAACTGCTCCTCCTGGTTGTGAAAATGTGACTCTAGGTACAAAAGTATATCCACTACCAGAATCTATTAGAGTTAAACCAGTAACTACTCCACCCGAAACCGTTGCAGTAATTTTTGCTGGAGTAGATCCATCTTGGGTTGGTGATTCTACATTTACGATAGGTGGATTGGTATCACTATATCCAATTCCACCATTAATTAATTGCAAATTCTTTACACCATTGATAAGTGCCTTTGCAGCACCACCAGAACCATTCTCATCACCAATACCAATAGCAGGTGGGTAATCAAATCTATATGAAGACCCAGCATCATCAATTTTAATACTTTCAAGTTGTCCAGCATCATTAATTCTAGCATGTGCAGCTGCATTACTACCAAAAGAAGGAATTGGCGCATCAATATAGAATAAATCTAATTTTCGTCCTTTCAAAGGAGCAAATCCCCTAAAAATTAAGAGATCTTCATCAAAAACATAATCTACTTTTGGATGTAATAAGTTGTTATCATAATAAGCAATAACATATTCATCAATTTCTGGAACAAATTGTTCCCCATTACGAGTTACTTTAAATTGAGTTTTTCCATCACCAAAACTAGCAGAAATATCATTTAAAGAGAAAATAGTATTTTCAATATATCCACTAAAATATTTGATACTTGTTAAATCTGCACTGTCAGAAGTCAGTACTGCTCTAGGTGCCTCAGTAAAAACAATACTCGTTCCAGAAACAGTATAGTCAATACCAGGTACAAGATATTCACCATAAACTTCTACAATTAAGTGATTTGCACTAACAGGACTAACTGGACTATCTTCACTTAAAAGTGCAAACGATTGTGTAGTCCCATCAAAACTACGAAGGGGACTTTGTAACTCAATTTGCTTAATATTGACCTGTTCATAAGATACACCAGGTCTAAAGGAAATATTGGGTGAAGATGAAACGTTCTCATAAAAGATTACTTCATCACCAATCTTAATAGATCCATTTTCCGTTAAAAACTTTTCTACGTTTTCAACAGTAATTACTGTATCATCCTTAGAGATATCTTCTACAAGTGTGGTGGCACCATCAAGGATATCGATATCCAATTTATCGATATCAAGATACTCTAAGAAATTGTTTAGGATATTTTGCCCTAAACCTGTTTTCTCTTGAGATTTATAGTAATACTCGATGAACTTTGAGAACAGTTCATACTCCGTAGAAATAAAGTCTGGGAGTTGGCTAGAAACTGCGTTGGAGACCTTATTGATATTCATCTAACTACGTAAAACAAGAGGATGTATTAAGAGAACCAGAATTGTCAATTGTTGGAATATCCAGAACAACTGGAGTTACATTAAAATCTCCTGGCGTCAAACTATTTAGTGGGATCTGAGATGGGAACTGTGTTCCAATTGGGGTAACTGAAATCTCAGGACTAATAATATTAATAATTGTTCCAGGGGTTGTAGCAGGCAATACAGCACTGTTTGATGGAATAACTTGAACAGGAACTTGAAGACCAGTGGGAAGATTATCGGTATTAATTACTGAACCAAGTCCTGTGCTAGAATCTGTAATTACAATATCAATATCAGGAACATTATTACCTCCTGCACCAATAATATTTACGGGACCAAAACAAATTTCACCTGTTGCATAATTAACCGTCCCCGCATTATTATTTGTATAAACCTTTCTGTTTCCTGTATTATAGAACATTCTCAAGTTACCATATCCATCATCTTCAAACTGTTGATCAACACCAGGTCTATCTGCTGTTCTGAAAGGACCAGATAAAATTACAGGTTCTTTCTTACAATCACCATTATCACCGTCTTGAGAGGGAGCACTATTGTAAATGGGTGAACCCGTAGAAATGCAATATGTGTTTGTTTGGTCTGCGTTGGGTTTAATATATTTTAAAAGTGTCAGTTGAGTAGAAACATCGGTAATACAACTATTTGAAAGTTCGATTGCTCTTTCAAAAGACTGTGTACTAAAAGATGAATTAAAGTTATTAATCTTAGACTGACTTCCCCAATCTAGAATAGCTTGAGAAATATCAGACTTAATTTGAGATGTATTAGAACCACACCCAGTATCATAGGTAACAAAAATCTTAGGATTGACGTAGATATTATCAACATCAACAATCACTGCTTCAATTGAAGCCATTGCATACTTCCTAAGTTGAGAACTCAAACTAGATTTAGTTTGATCATTCAAATCAGAACCTGTTTTAGTTTTAATTACAACATAAACTTTACCATATACAGGAGGATTCATTGAATCCCCCCCAAAAGCAACAACAGCATCAGCGTTGTCATATATGTTTTTAGTAATTACTTCATAATCTTGTGCAGTTACTGCTCTATATTGTGCTGAATAATATCTTGGAGCATAATATTTAATAGACTCAACAGTTTCTGCATCATCACCAAGAACTGATTTTGATTTTACAGTAACGTCTACAGCACTAGGAGAATAAACATTTCCATTGCTATCAGTAGTGTTACCAATAAATGAAAATGTCTGAACACCATTTGCGTCTTTACCATCCGTTACCATGTAACGTAAGGAAATAACCTCACCATCTTTTACAGATCTACCAACACTATCATCACCAAATTTAATTTCATATCGCATATCATCAGTTTCTGAGATGAAATATGCCCTAGTAGTAGCATTCAATTGAGTGATATTATCTACTCTAGAATACAAGTCTGAATTTGTAGATGTTTCATTAGGTTTTACCCTAACAGTCAACGTAGAAATATCTGCATCTTGCGACTGAATAATATATCGTTGATTTGCAAAGGTATTAACCAGATAGTTAAACTCAATTAAACTGCCTTCATAAATTTCCAAATCATCAAATTCTGCAATACCAGTAGAAGTATTAACTTCGGCGGTAACGTCATCAATAACATTCCAAATATAGTTACCACCAGTCGCTACAGGACCTCTTGGAAGAGTTACAGACGAAGGGAAAAATCCATTAACAGCAGTAGTCTGAAACTGCACATTCAAACATGCTCTTGAGCAGAGAATCGATTTAGGAGTATAATTTAAAAGTTTAGCTACTTTTACAATATTGTCTCTAACAGTAGAAGATGGTAAAAATGCCTCATTCAATGCCATATTAGCATTAAAAGAGGTGTAGTAAGTATTATATGCTAAAGTATCGATAAGATAGGATAATGCAGACCCATCAAAATCATAATCCGAGAATTCAGTTCTAGTTCTCAAATATGACTTAATAGAAGCTTTGATATCCTCAAAGTCTAGTGCGGTTAAATTATTTGGTTGCATTATTCTGGTTTCTGTAATACAAACGTGATCTCTTCTACAATAGGAACTCCAACAACCTTATATTCAATCGATACATTAATTTTATTGTTTTCGTAAATTGGAATTACATTAACATTTGTCAGTTCAACACGAGTTTCATTCTGCCTAATTGTATTTATTATCTCATCATGAATTGCATCTATTGTAAATGGGTCCAAAGGCTCGAACAAAAGTTCGTAGACCCTGGACCCAACTAAAGGTTGAAAAGGTTTTTCTCCTGGAACAGTCAAAATGAGGTTTTTGATTGCCTGTTTTATAGAGTTTTCGTTGGTAACCGCAGAAACATCATCAGTAAACAAATTCCTGGCAAAGGAGATATTAAAATCTTTAAAAGACTTAGATCTCTTTATATTCTTACCAGCAACAGGTTTGAGAGCCATTCCATTTAAGCACTATCGTACTATTTATCCTACTTTCCTTGACCTCGATATCGCTTTTTTGCCTTATTACGAGAGGTAGAAGCATACTTAGTGTGCTGACTCGAACCCTGACGTGTTTTTTTCGGTTGTGAATCGATAAAAACAGAACCCAACAGGGACTTTTTCATTTTTGCCATAATTTCTCTGTGAGTGACCCCTATATTATAGCATATTAGACAGCGCCGCCGCCACTCATCTCAATAAAAACATTTGGACTACAACCAGTGACCACTGAGTTACAAGGAAATGCTGGTGTTTTATCGCCTAGAGGGTCTCCAAACTTAGAAACACGTACTTTACCTATAAAGACAGTCTTAGCGGTTGCCATGACCTTCCTACCATGTCCTACAGGTGCTTCTCTGCCACCAGTAATACCAAATGTACACCACCAAGCAGCATTTGTTACTGTTCCACCTGGACATCCTTGAGGAATTCCAGTGTAAGAAACAGTATGCGTAGTGAGAGTTGGATGTGGTGTGAGAATATCTTGGTCTACCATAGGCACAATCCCGTTTACAATCACTCTTGCAGCAGCTGCTTTTGCAACGCCAAGAGGCAATTGGGGAGTTGGTGCCCACATAGTAACTGCATCCATTGCAATTACAGGTTTAGGAACAATCTTAGGGTCCAAAGGTGGCATGACACACCCAGGAAGAATAGGACCACCCAACCCTGGATGATGACTAGACCCAGCTGGTTTCGCTGAACCTGACGCTGCGGCAGCTGCTCCAGCAGCCGCTCCAGCAGACCCCATTCCATGTCCAGAGCAAGTGCCCATGAATAACCCAATTCCCGATGCCATATCTTATGTTTGTAAAAGTGGATTACCAAATGCTTTAGAAGCTGCGACAACATTTGCTGCAGATCTAGTTACATCATGTAAAAATAACATACTACCTTTTGCTTCCCATGCTTTACAACCTGGTCCGTGTGGTCCTGTCACAACACAACTTCTAGAAGTTGAAGAGGTAATTCCAGTTTCAGGGTCTGTAGTCTGAAAATTGCTACCAGGAGTTGCATTAGGAGCAGGACAAATATTCGTATCAATACCAGGTTCAGTTGGAGAGCAACTCAAGGTAACTTGAATTGTTGCACTTTCCGTAGGATCTGGACGATACTGTTTCAAAATATATTTAGTATACTGTGAAGCATATGGCAAATCTCCAAGTCTACCTTGAACAGTTTCAATTAAAACTTCTGGAGTTACATTATACTCTGGAATTTGCTCTTGTGTAATATCAGTAACTTGTTGCTTAATACGTTGTTTTCTATTTTCCTCTTCATCGAAAATTTCTTTAGCCATTGAGCGATATTCAAAGTTATTGAGGTGTCTATTATCAACATCTCTAACTAAAATATCAATCAAAGGGTCTGTTTTGTCTTTACTATAAAGACTTTGGGGTAAAACATCCGCTTTTTTACGATTAGGATCAAATTTGATATCAATATTTTCTTGAATTGTAGTAAAATTAACGTCTTTAGGAATAGAATCTGCAGATGCGTTGAAATCTGACCTAGCACCTGGATCTTCTTGACCAGGATATGCATCAAAATACTCTGCATAACGCTCTAGTTTACCTGGTTCATACCCTTCATTGCTATATCTTGTCGTCGCTTTTTTATATGTGTTTGAAATATAAATTTTTGGGGGGTCATTTGCATCGTATAGCGTACCTCCACTGATAATTTTGATATCAGATAGTTGTCCACCAACAAAAATCCCCTCAACTTCCGCATCTTGACCATTTTCTGAAGGAGATCCAGTAACAATGAGGATAGGTTCCTCACCATTTAGGTATGCTCGCGTCAAATTTGCACCAGTTTGAGTAATTGTAAAGCTAGTAACCTTTCCATTTGTCACAGTTGCGTCTGCGTCAGGCAAAACAACGTCATTAAAGACATCAGGACTGTTTTTATCGATACTTGCAGTCACATATTGAATGGATTTTTCCGTAAATTCGTATCTTCCGACTAAACATGCTCTATCTGCAATACCATATCCCGCTTTTGCAGTGACAACATGGTTTCTAGAAGACGTATATTGCGTATCTTTTTCAAAATCACTACCAGTTCCACTCAAATACGCGACATGATAAGGAAAATTATCAAGATCTGTGTGATAAACACGGAGAATTGTGTGTCCGTTGAGCGTATCATTGGTTCTCAATACGTCAAAACCCTCTTGACCTTGCGTAATTTGCACTGGACCAATGCTAGTAAACTTCAAATCTACCGTGAAAGTAGTCTGAGTAAGGTCTGGATGAGTATGATTGTAGTTTAAAGTGTATACTTCACCTACAGAATACCCGCTACCAGGATTCATTAACTCCAAAACAGTCCATTTGGTGCCAGTAAATACTGCTGGTGTCTGAGTTTCATCCATGATTGGCTCAATTTGCACCTTAATTCTAAATCCAGACTTAGTTTCAGAGTTGAATACATCTTCATCATAGATTTCAAACGTACTAAAGGTCTCCTCTCCAGTCTGCCATGGGTTTTGTGTAGAGTTATATTCGGAACCAATACCTAAGGTTTCATCATAAACATCAACATATGTTGCGCCATTGTAGGAAAGAGCAAGATCAGTGACTCCATTAGGCAATGTTGTTGACAAAGAATTGTATGAAAACACAACTTTAGTGCTTTCGGTGCCAATTCCAAACAAATCAGGGAAAGGACAATCAGGGTCGTTGGTTAAATTTTGACCACTATACGTGTACTTTACATCTGTATTTGCTGCTGTACATGTATGTGCAGAGCACGGTTGACATGAAGTGGTTGAAGTAGTAGTTGTACCACCTGGATCATATCCTGGTTGACCCTGTGTGCCTGATGAAGGAGTTGTAGTCTCATCAGTACACGTTTCAATATAATACACATTACTACCTGCACCGCCCGCTCCAGGAGTTCCAGAGGTGTCAAACAGATACGCTATCCATGTATCAGATGATTGCCAGTCAAAAGACAACTCATTTGGATAGTAGTCATACACATAATCACCACCACCAAAACCAGTGGCACATCCTGTATATCGTAGTTTTCCACAGTTACTTGAAGTGCCAGCAGCACCCCCGTCATCATATCCACCTGCACCTGCTTTATTTGATTGCTGATAAGCAACAAATACTGAATCGTGCATTACTGCATTACCAGTACGTTTAGGGATGTTATAGTTCCCTGTACGAAACTTTGTAACTGGATACTCTGTATATTCTGTGGAGACGCCCGCGCTACTACTTACTGCCTGTGGTCTTCGGCGCGTACAATGATCACCTTCCTCACAAGGACTCCCCTGATTCCTACACCCCATTTTCTAACCTCTCTAAACGTGCGTAGATAGCATCTAAGTTCTCACACAGTGTCAAATAATCCTCTGTGCCCCTTGGTTTATAATATGTCTTGTCTGGTGTGGGAAGTTCCTGCACTGCCTCCTCTAGTGACTGCAATCGCTTCCCAATTTTTACAAGCATCTCATTGACAAGTTCATGTGCATCGGCATTATCTTTAAATGCCTCATAAATCTCTTCACTCTTCATTTGCTTTTCGGAGGGTGAATGCTGTTCCATCTTCTGTAATTTCATAGTCTAATTCTACACCAATGTCCCAACCCAATTCTTCACATACCTCATAAGGAATTGTAAGGATTAAATCACCAAAATCATCCTCGTCCAGTCTTGTTGTGAATCTATGGGACATAACTTTTACATACGATTGATTACCTGAGGGTTGTCTGACGGATGTTCTGCTTTCCACTCAACCCATAGTGTATATAGATCTTCTAGAACTTGAGAAGCATATGCAGACGCATAATAGTCTGCACACTCATACATACGAGGGTCTAGAAACCCCTCATGCCTCAGTAATTGCTCAATTGCCCATACTCGGGTCTCTTGCCTCTCTATGCGGGTCTTGGAGTCCATTTTTTACCTCAGAAAATTTTTTAAAACCTGTGGAAAACTTTTTGAAAATAATATATCAATCGCTCTGGGGAACCTTTGTAGGTTAGGGTAGTGGCTGTTTTTTATATTTAAGGGGGCTAATTTAACTGCCCCCAGTAACATCGAAGACTCTCTAATTGTCTCTCCTAATTATACCTTACTGGTGGCATAGTTGTCAACACATTCCCAGTGCCATTTGATGTGTTTGATATAATCGAAGGGCGACATTCTCGGAGTGTTTGGGAATGCATCTCCCAGGTCATTCCGAACACCATCGATATACCTCTCAAGGTCATATATGCTGTTGAAAGTTCCTCTGAGGCACTGACGATCATCGTAGATAAGATACTGCATAAGTCTTTAAGATCTTAGAGGTTTGTTTGAACCCTTACAGTGTTATTGTACACCATAAGTGTTAGTTTGTCAAGTGCCCCTATGTGACACTCAGAGGCGAATGATTAGCAATGGTGATGAGAGTATCTCCGAGGTATTTCAGAGGGGTTGACATCTGTTAGCGAGCGTGCTAAGAGTACAATTAGTGGAGACATTTAGAGAGGAATAAAACACACAAACT